TCATCTTTACTAGTAGGTAAGTGAGCAAGCGATGTCCAAGCCATAGTGCATATGTCACTCCTTTTCTAAAGTCTTTTCAACCCCTGAACCTAATTATCTCAATTCTTTTATTCGGAAAGTATATTTTTCCCTATGTCATATTTCTATTTCCTATCTAATCACAACTAATATAACCCAAGTTACAATAATCTGCACTATGTGGATTAATTGGTCTTGTATAAGATTAATTTTCTTTTTATTTGCTTTACAACCATCTACAACACAATGCACAGCCCAGTTAATGCAAAATATAATAAGATATAGTCCATAAGAGATAGTTTCTAAATGAAAATATGTATATATTGTTGGTACTAACATAACCATAAAAGTCCAACTAAATGAATGTTCACATAATGCCATAATATAATCGCTTTTATATAATTCATCTGGACAATTATTTTCCCACCACGACTTTTGCTTTGCTGACGCTAAAAAACCCTGTAAATAATAGTCATCAACAATATGACAAAATAACATAATTAATAGCAAAATCGTTTTTAGATATAAAATCTTCATATTTATCCCCCTATTCATCTATATATTTATCTATATTTGAAGGGCTATCTTCTTTAATTCTGTTATATTCTATACCACCCAGTAACCAATTAATCTCAATAGATAATTCATCATTATTTATACATTTGTCTCTTGTGATTTTTAATGTTGGAAATAATGAAAAATCATATATTTTTAATTCATTGTCATTCTTAAAAATATAATGGATAGGTACTAATGGATTAAAAATAATACTTCTTGAATATCCTTTAATAGACTTTAATTTTTTTATCCACATATAAGTTTTCCTCTTTTTTATTTATTTTATTCTACTATTCTTTTAACTAATGTGCGTAATACCTGCAAAGTATCAACAAACTTATTAATAAAGCTTACAACTTCATTTTGAATACCTGCTGTGCCATATTTCATATACTCACTATATAAATAAGATAAAGTATCTTCTTCAGTTAATTCTTCTTCAGTTAATAAGAAATCTTTAAACCATTCTTCGATTACATTTTTCCTAAAATAATCAACAATCTCTTTTCTTATACAATATTCATAGGAATATCTTTCAAATAACTCCTCAGTAGATAAATCAGAGTCTGTAACTAAATCACTAAACCAACTACTCATTTCTTCTTCTAATTTCTTTGTGAATTTATCCATATAAACAATCTTCTCCTACTCTATAAACTTTCCGTAAACTAATACATAAGCAATTATTTCCTACCTACTTACTTAATTATTTAAAATTTCTTTAGGACAATAAATTGCTCTCTTACCTACTTTCTGTGCTTTGCAAATTGTTTCCCAGACCCCACCAGTTTTATTACCATCCCAAATCGCAAGTAGTACATCACAATGTTCTACCATATATTGGTCTCTTACATTGTCGCATCCTTCATAATATCTGTCTGATAATTCAACCCATTCATCGGCTTCTTTCTTTAATTTTTTATGGTATCTATTAGATACTTCATAATCCTTGCAAGGTAAAATACAATGTAACTTTAATTTGCTATTCTTCTGTTTGACATTACAAGCCTTTAAGCCTAGTAAAATATCTGAACCGTTTGCCATACCACAATAAACATCTGATACACCAAGAATTTGGTTCGTAATCCAACAACCTATTTTATCCCATTTACTATCTAACTCATCAGTAGGTAACCCTAATCTCTGGGGTCTATGCCCAGTTAGTGCCACTCTCATTCTTTCCTTTTCCCTTCCTTAGCTTCTTTTGTATTATTTTATACTTCCATTTTTCACTATCATTTATTTATTTAATTATTCGCCCAATTAACTTCAACTTTATGTGTCTTACAAATATTCATAAATGTTTCTTCATCTACAAGAAACTCGCCTTGACTAAAGTTTTTAGATATAATCCCTAGATTGCTTTTATAACCATCTATAAATACTTCACTCAATAAACCATCAGAATTTATAATTGTCCCACATTTAATATGACTTAAAAATTCCAATCCAGACATAATATCATATATTTCATATTCCAATTCACTTTTTACACTATCTAGCACATAATCTTTAAAACCATTATCTTTATCATTATCACTAGCATACTCGCACGCTTTTTTCACAATATCATCAATAGAAATTGTTTCCATATTAATACTACCACTTGAATAATAAAATGTTTTATACCCATTTGCACAATATACTTCTATTTATCTCACCTATCCTCTCCCTAAAATTCAGCCAAAAACCATATTACATTTATGTGAAACAACAATATCTATATGTTCTAAATCATATTTTATTATTTTTATCCTTTCTTTTGTTTCATACAAAATTTCATAAGCTGCACTTAATCCAGCTCTGACATCTAATAAAATATTACATTATTATATTATTTTTTTAGTTTAGGCACACTTGTAAAACTATTTATTCGCCAACATAAATCAATCTATTAATATATTCTCTACCTTCACCCTTGAAAATAGGAATATCTGTGTCAACAATCCAACCGTTTTCAGGCTTAGAAATATCTCTCAACTGAGCAGTTTCTATACCACCGTCTGCGTCAATAACGATTTTATTTCTTACACAACAGCTTCCTCTTTTCTGATAAGTTGGTAAATCATTCCAATTAATTCCTTTCTGTGTCATAAGCATATCCTGAATATCATTACACGATTTATTCTGTAACTCTTTATGAGAGAAATTTGCTTGACCTACCATTTGAATTGAGTTTCGTGAAGCATCTAATTGTCTCCAGTAGATAAGATTTGTTACTTCTTCCTTTGGAATATTAAAACAACGAGCATCGAACATTGCACCTTTTTCCATTGAATTTTGTAAAACTTCTATATAAACTTCCAAATCCTGATTATCAAAGTTTTTGTATAAGTAATCATTAATATTAGCTCTAAAAAATTTATTAAATGCCATTGTAGCCATACTTGCTGCGATGCTACACATTTTCTGAACTTCATAATCAAACCAAGCTGAAGATGTAAATTTCTTATAATCTATAAGAATTAATGTAATCTCATCAGATTGAGTATATCCAAGCACACAGCCTTGAATGTTTTCACAGAGATATTTCATAGTCTCTTGCATTGATTTAATCAGCACTTCATCGAAAGGCTTCTGAAACCCTCTTGTAAATGTATGAAACGCTTTTCCATCTATTCTGATAGCAACTGGTGTTCTTCTTATCAACCTTGTCTTAGGAATCTGCTCATAAAATGTTTTCATCCTAACACCTAAATCATCTTGTACTGGCATATATATACCTCTCTTTCTATTTGAATCCAAAATTACTTGCTAATTTTTTATTGTAAATAACTTTTAAACAGCCTTACTACGACTGTTTTTGTCGAGTGTTTTTGTCAATTTCTTTTGTTAAAGAATCAATTCTTCTCTAAACTAGAATATTAAACCCTTTTACAGCTTCCTCATATGTAAGAAACTCTCTTTCATCATTATCCATTGACTGTCTAATTTCGTCAGTAATAGGGACTAATTTATCACCCAATCAACTCCAAACAAGTTCACCATTCTTCTATTTATCCTAATCCGAGCTTGTACACATTGTTACACTATGCACTGAACTGCTATATTTTCAAATACTCCACGTCTAATCTGTCTTTTCATATCATCAATTTTCTTTCATATAAACTTCATAACTGTCAAACTCTGACTTTAAACCACCATAATTTTTATAACTACCCCAATTTGTTTCTTCTACACTATCAACAATATACATTCTGTCGCTAAAAGTATCTCCATTGTCGTTACCAGTAACAATCATCGAGTTACCAAATAAGTATCTAAATAACTTATCTGAATCTGCTAAGACATCATCAATAAAACCTTTAGTCTCACCTGAATGGTCGATATAACCATCAATATCATAGTAGTATCTAGTCTTTCCACCATATTCCCATGAGTTTACTTTTAATTCTGGAAAAGAGTATTCAATATTATTAGTATCTAAAATATCTTTTAGTTTCTGTAAATTCTTATCAGCCTTGTCTTTGTCAAAACTCAAAATTGCTGTGATTAAATATGATGCTTTGTAATATAAACTGTCATAAGTATCGTTCTCTCAACCGAATTCACCTACTGTAAAATCAATATGTTTGGATGGATTGTAATAGTTAGCTTTTGTGATGCAAATTGCATGTGTGCTACTTGAATTTGTTTCAAATGTACCTCTACGAATCTGTATCTTCATATTTTTGTCCTTTCTTTTTTGATATATGTATATTCTCTGTTTAAATTCCGTTTGAAGGATTTAATTCAGCTTAATTCGTCATGTGATTTTCCACACTTTTTGCATCTAAAAATATGTTTGACTGTATTAAACTCATCTATGATTTCACTTCCAATTTCAACATAGTCATGTGATTCACAGGGACAAATCAGATTCTCCAAATATGATATTCTCTGTTTGTATTTCAATTTTTCTACTTCATACTTAGTTCTATTAATCCACATAAATCCTCCAAATAATTATTCTCCTATTTAATTAACATTTTTTGTAATCTTTCAATTTCTTTCGCTAAAGAATCAATTCTTCCCTGAACTAGAATATTAAACCCTTTTACAGCTTCCTCATATGTATCAGCAAAGTATCCTGCACGAATTAATACACCATTCTTCTGTAAATCTCTACCATTCATCTTATATTCATAGAAATATATGTGGGAATGTTCTTTAACAATCCTACCCTTAACAGGCTTACACATAAGGTGCGTGGCTCTTTTAAAGTTCGTGACTCTTTCATCTTCCACATATGAAAACGCCCAAAAGTCTTTATTTGTTGGTTCATTTTCAATATTACCTTTCTCAATCCCATTAAAAAGATTAGAATATTGATACATTCCTGTTGAATAAAACATTTTTTCCTCCTCCTCCTACTACTACTACTTATACTTATTCTCTTAGTTAGTTAATTAGTTAATATAAAATGTATATACTGACCTGTATGGGCTTTCAACTCTTTTTCTAAGTCGTGACCACCAATAATTAACTTGTCAACTTCAAAACCAGTAATTGTCCATTCTGAATATCCTATATAATTTCCCTGTGTTATTAAATTTCCAGTTACCATATAACTCTCAAAATTCATTTGTGCTTCTTCAAGTGTACATTCTGTATCTGAAAACCAACATCTTAAATTTGCGTTTTTAATAAACGTAATCTTTTTTCCAAGACCTTCTTCAATTTCTTTATATTTAAAATAGTCCATTATTTCTGTCGCAATACTTGAATATAAGTAACTGTGTTTTTCTTTAATCCTTTTTTGAGAAATACCAATGTTTCTATCACTATCAAGCCCAAGCCACCCTTGTAAGATTAACTTCATCTCTAATCTCTCCTTTCACAAAACTCAACTAAAAAATCTCCTTAGTCTTTCACTAATTGTCCTTTCCGATTTAATTTTTAACAGCCTTACTCCATATATAGAAAAATCGTTTAACTGTTCTAATAAATCGTTTAACTCTTTAATATCCTCTACTCTAATCACAATCTTTGGATAAATTGAACCAAACTTGCATACCGTCTTGACAATTTCTGCATTGTTTTTTGCCAAAATCCTATAAACATTCCTACCATCTTGTAAACATTCTGTGTATTGTAATATTGCTAACATCTTTTTATTTAATCCTTTACAGGCACCCATTTCTTAACTAATACCTCTTGAAGCTCAACTTCTGTACACTCAACTTCTTCATCATACTCCCAAGGACTTTCCGTTGCTGAAAAATGATAAAAAGCTATAAATCTTTAGATTTTATTCCTTTTGAATTATCTGTTATATCTGCCTATCGTTCCATCTAAACCTACATCATTACATATTAAACAATGCAACTCATCTCCATAACTATTACAGTCTTTACATTTCATTGTACTTAACAACCCTCTTAATTTTCTATCTTTGGCAATCAAGTCCTCATATTCTTTTCTTGTGATTGTTTTATTTAAACCTTCAACTTTGACTGTATTTCCACTTAATAAATCACATAAATTAGCAGTTGTATCTTTGACTTTTCCTATTACTTCTTCTCTAATTGAGCTGTATAAACTATCATATAAGTTCTCGCTTACTTCTCTCTTTATATCGCTCAGCAATAAATTAAGTCGAGTTGGATTTTGGGATAACTGGCTTACCATATATTCATTAAATTTATCGGCGTATTTATCACCAATTCCTTCAATAAGCGAATTGTATACTTTCTCCTTGACTTCACTTTTAATTTCGTCTTTTAATTCTCGTTCATCACTATATGTAAGTGCTATCTTAGACTTAATTTCAGTTTTTACCTGATTAACCACATTGTCTTTTACAGTATTAAAATTCATTTCTTCCAGTTCTCTAATAACTCCTTGCTTAATCCCTTCAAATACTTCGTCAAAGTCAAATTCAAATTTTAGTTTCGTACTCATAAACTCTATCTCCTTATTCGTTAATTAGTCTTAATTTACTTGCATATTTCACAACTTTTTCCGTTGCTCCGTTTTTATCTAAATATTTTCTGTAAGCATCTTTACAATATGCTCCTTCGCACCAATAACACCCGTTTGAATTAACATATGATGCTGATGCGTGTTCACCATAACCAGTTGCTGAACAATAATTACATAAACTTTCTTCCTCAACTAATTCGTCAAAAGTCTTTAACATATTCGTATATACACCACCCCTCTACTCATAAATAGAGCTGTTCGTACTATTCCTTTCTTTAGCTTTTTACTAATTTATTTTCCTTAGCTGAACCGTTTAAACCTGTTAAACAACTTCTTTGTCATCTGTTTTCTGTTAGGATTATTCTCTCTATATCTCCCATACAGTCAATCCAATGCTCATATAATCCAATGTTTCTATCTGTTGGCTGGCGTGTAACAGATGATATATACTTGTCAAATTTCACAAGACATTTATGTATTGTTTTTAAGTCATCTTTCGCAATTTCATTAACATTTTTAATTTTTCTCATTTCTTTATTTATTCCTCCACTTCTTTTAAACAACCTAATAAGTCCTCTTTAACTTGTGCTAATGTATTCATTCTCGCATATGCTATAGCCATATCTACATAACCTGTAGTCTCTCTATTTAATTTCTCAACTCTATCTATTTCTGCATCTAGGTTTCCGATATAGTTTCGTATCTTTTTTCTTATATCTGGCTTCGTATCACTAACAAACAAATAATCTTTATAGTCGCTTGCATATTCACTTCCAAATTTCTGATGCATATATTCTCTATATTGCTTTTTCACATTCCTTGAATGAGTATACGCTTTTACATTAAAATCATATAAACCATACACATCTTCCACTTCTATCATTTTATCTAGTTCTATATCAGAAGGGACTTGTACCTTTCCTATTATGTCAATGCACTTATCATACTTAGATACAGTTGCTGATACAAAAACCTCATCTTCACTCATAAACAACTTGAATAAGTCAATAATCTCCTCGTCTGTAAGTTTGTTTACATATTTCATATCTATTTTCCCACACTCCTAATTCTATAGTTAGTTAGTTATAAAACTTTTCTTTTATTTCTTATAATGTATTGTGTTTTTATAGCTCACTCACTTACTTAATTATTTATTTAATTATTTATTTACTTAAATTTCTGTATTTCGGAATAAATGTATTGCAATTCTTTAAGTGCAACTCTGTCTGGAAAAACCAAACACTCAATAGCATTACCTAATCCATTTGCAATCCAAATTACCCCTACGAAGAAAAAAATTGATAAAAGTAATAGTAAAAAGCACCAAGATATAACTGGAGAATTTTCATCTTCAACCTTATCATTATCATTCGAATTTTCTATTAATTTTTTAGCTAAACCTAAGCACACTATTATTAAGACAATTCCAAGCATTAGGTCTACAATACTACTTGCAAGTTCATATTTGACATTCAATAATTCATCCTTTCGTACCATTTTTCACTAGATAAACTGTATATTGAGTTATCCACTTCCTTAAACTGACCACAAGCTACAAAGTCCCATTTAACTATTTTATTTTTCTCCAATTTTTTCATCAATTCCAATCCTTACAGTAAAAATTATCTGCTACGACTTTTCCATTATGCTCCATACAATGAAGAATATCTCCGTTCATATTTCCTTCTTCTGAAAAACTATTACTGCAAGATAAACAATCTCTTATTACAGATGATTTTGTAAATTGTCCACAGGCTACAAAATTTCCATCAAGACCTAACTGCTTATCTGTTAGACTAGCAAATTCACAATCATTTCCAAAATACTTACAATCTTTACATTTATTCATTTGCACACCACTTAACCCCTTCGAAGTTATTATTTTTTCTGTTCGTCAATCAAATCTATTACTTCACACAAGGCGTTATATCTACCTTCTTCCACATCATTTTTGTGACGATTTGCTGTCTCGCTTTCTAAGTCTTCAATGAGTTGCTCAATTTTCATTCTTAATTCTTTCAACTGTTTCACCTCTTTCTTTGTATGGCTTATTCACAATTAAATAAACTTACATACGCAATATTACAACCACTAATTATTTCTAGTTGTTTTTGTTACTCCTTAAGTGTTAAATGTCCCCCTCTTTTCTCTTAGATACAGTAAATTTTTCGTTACTAATACTCTAATACTCTTTAAACTTATTTACATTGAGTTTATCCGATTTAAGATGAATTGAAGTTGGGTACTCTATCTTATTTTATTTTGCTATTCTAACAACTAATTTAGTTCCTTCATAATTTCCAAATAAACTTACAACCATACGATTTTCTTCATTATTCACATATATATCAATATCCCCTTCACCATCATCATCAATAGCAAAATCAATATCAGTATCCATAGTTGTATTAGTATCGCTATTTACCCCTTGATTGTAGCTGTCTATGTATTTAATTAAAGAATCTATCGCCTTGTAAAAAGTATTAATTAACCAATAGTGTGTAGGGTTGACTTGAATACCCTCACAAAGCAAGTCCTCTAAAAATGTTTTTGCTTCTAGTTTACAGCTATTAATATCCTTATCCTCAAAAGTCTTCAGACCTAAATAGTCATAGATTAATCCTTCAAATTTATAATCTCTTTCAATACACTCAAAACGCTTTGGGTCTTTTAAAGAGTAATCACCGTCTGTATAGAATAAATACATTGTCTCAATCTTCACTTTTTGCCTTTTTTCTCCTTTTCATTTTTATTTATTTGTTTACGGAATTTAATACCTTGTCTGTTCTTATCTTTTCTTATATTGGCTTGGCTTATCTTATCTATCTTATAATCTGAACTTTACATTTTTGGTCTGAGGACTGTAACTCCTTAGCCTTCTCTAAATCTTCGTATACTCGATAATGCTTCTTCTTTCCATTTAAGTCTGTATGTATTACTAGCCAAACCATTTCTTTTTCTTTTTTCATATTATTTTATTACCCGTTACTGAAAACTTATAAAAAGTTGTATTTATCTTTTATGTTTCATTCCTACTTCTATGAGTATGCTTTTGAGGGTTGCTTGCAACCCTCTACTCACAAGTTCTCGTACTCTCCATAGGCGTAAATTCCTGACTAACGAATCAGTACATACCTACCTATCTATCTATCTTTATCAACTTAAACTGAAAGTATTATTCTACAGATTTTTAATAGCTTTTTATAAGATTCTTTCAACTGTTTTACTGCCCTCACCATTCCCTAATAAACTATATAGTGTATAACCGTATCTATCTCATTTAATAACTATAGCTTTAATGCTACCTTATTTTTCATATTTATATATTCCTGACTAATACTATATGGATTAGCCCAATCGCATACTTCTGCCTTATTCTTACAATTTTTATTCTTTATACTCCAAATTACATCATATTCTTCTCCATCATTGTCAATAGCACGAGCTGTATAGTATTCAGCTGGTATACTTACTTCATCTGGTTTTACATAATAAGGAGATTCAATGAGTCTTATCTCTTTTGGGAACAATTCAAACTCGATATATTTTTTATCTGTTTCTTTATAACTATTGATTATATTCAATACTTCTCCCTCTGGGATTATTGCGTACTCGCCACAGGAATATCCTGATTTAGTCCAAGTACCTTTTCCTATATAGTGTTCAGCAAATTTACCACAAACAGGACAATATTCCATATCTGACGAAGTTCCGTAACTTATTAACCATTTCCAATTACTAAGCCTTGTAAAACTAGTCCAAAACCTATAACAGCCTCCATTATTTTCTAATCCAGCCTTGTAATTTGTGTCATTAATAAACCTTACTTCCTTGACCCTGTATAAATCGCTATGGCTCATTCTTAGCTTTTTGTTTTCTTTATTGCTTCTGCACATTCCACTTTCTGTATTAGAAGCACTCTTTCGCTTATTCGCAAACACCTTTATTCTTGGAATAGACTCTGCTGTATAGCCTTTCTTTCCTGTTAAAACTTTTACTCCTTTCGCTGTTGTCCTTATATAGTATTCTTTTAATGGGACTACACTTGTAATTTTCTCTAACTGGTTTATATCTAACTCTACATAAACTTTTCCACCTAATCTAACTAGATATGTAACTGTATTATCTGGATATTCAGTTATCTTTCCCATTTCTATTTTTGCAGGAAGTTTCTTCATTTTATTATCATCGGTTGCAACTATTATTCCCATATCAGCAAACTTCTCCCTTGTCTCTGCTGTCACAGGTGTTACTATCTTATTTATTCTATTTATCTTGTCATTTAATACCCCTATAAAATCCTTTCTATTTAAACTAAACACTAAACTTAACATAATAATTTCTCAGTCCTCCCTCTAACTTCTAATTTGCTTTTTTGTTTCTATTTCTTTCTATGTGTTTATTCATATATATATAACAAACCCTTTATCTTCTAATAAACAACCACCTTCCTTAAAGCCTTGCTATACTATATCAGTTTGATAATTAGGTTATTTCTTAATTACTTAATTACTTTCTTACTTAACCTAATCTTTATTTGCTACACTACACTACACTTACTCACTTATTTACTTTCTAATGTCCTCTGCTGTAATTTTTACAAAACAGGTTGCTTGTGTTGAGTTACCACCCATAACAATCCCCATATAAACTCTTAAACCTACCAAAGATATTTCTGTAACCTTTATTCTATGAAAGAGTGTTATATACCAAGGTAATTTTTTCTTTACCCACTCCATTTGCATTTTAGGACTTACTGATAATTCCTCGTAGAACTCGGACAACTCATTTCTCTTATGTTCTACTTCATTTTTCATTTCTAACACCTCCGAAATACATTCTTGTCTTAATCTAAAATAATTAGCTTCCATATTTACTGCCATTTCACTTAACTTATTTTTAATTTCTTGCATTTCAGCATAACTTTTCATATATATACATACAATCCCTTCAATCTTTCCTGTTCTTTTTTTCTTTAAGCTAGCTTCACCGAAATAGATTCATTATTTATCCTTTTACACAGGTAATAGCTATAAATTCTCTCGTTGGATATTATTTTTTCTTTGTTTTTGTCTGTTTCAATACTTAAGTAATGTATGTCCCCTGTCTAAGCTCTTGTAACTGCGTATAAACTGGGTACTACAGCAATATTTTTAGTTTCATCTCAATTTGCTACCGTTATTTGTACTTCTATTTCTATGAGTTGAATTATCTTTTTTTATATTGATAGTCATTCAACACTATTAATTTCTTAGTATTTTATTAGTTTTTTGCCAATTTTTATTGTTTTTTATGTTTACTTATAAGTTTATACCTTAAAATTTTTTATTGAAATTTGAGCCAAAATAACACAAAATAAACTATGTTAATTTTTTAACTAGCTAATTTGAATTTTGATTTGCTGGATAAACATATATAAATCTATAATAAAAAATAAAAATAAAAGGACAACCTCACTTAATCTAATTTGATTTGATTGGATGTCCTAACTTCTTTGAATTTGTATTAAATTGAATTTAGTTTAACTTGGCATTTAAACACACATTATACACACTACTCTAATTTTATGGTATTCCATACTGTTTTATCTAATTTAGTTCTTTTTATTACCTTTCCTTTGATTTCTTTGTTTACCTTTCCAAAGCACTTGTTAAAGTTTTCTTTCCCTTTTAAATTGTATATAGTACCGTCATACTCTAACTTAACTACATAATTATTTCCTTCTGTTCCTCCTATGCTTGCATCCATACTTAACACCTTTATATTTGCATCTTTGGTAATTCGCTCTACATAAAATGGGTGGTCAAAAAATAAGATTGCAAATATAACTACACTGATTATTGTGCCTAGTGTTATGACATCTATTAAATCTCTATCTTCTGCTGTGTACGGTTTATTTCTCGTTCGCTTATACTTTTCAGTTAATTTTCTTTTTATCCACTTATTTGTAACTATTGCAATAACTATATAAACAACCACAAACAAACTACTTAGGATTATTTTCATTATCGTTCTCTCTACTACCTTTCTTTTTTCTCTGTCTCTCATAGTCTTTGTAACTACTTAATCTAAACTTAAACTATAATCTACATAGCCATCATCATATGTAGCTGTCGTTAGTGTAGCTTTAATCTCATTTCCTACATTACCTACACCCTTTAAATAATACTCGTCTCCATAAAATGTATAGCTTGCATTATTATACTCTACTTTTATAGCATATGTAACCTTATTGACCTTTGACTCTATATCATTGACATTTGACTCTATATCTTTTACAACCACATTTACTTGTTTTTTCTGTATCGTTCTTCCATAAACAAGGGTGTCGATTTTTGCAGAATTTCCTCCAAAGCATAAAGAAAGATATAACCCTATACTGATACATCCTATTATAGCTGTTTGGTTTTTCCATTTTTCATTATATTCTCCACCTAACCACGCTTTATTCTTCTTAAACGATATTCCTATTAAGATAAAACTAGCAAAGATAATTATACACAATATATTGAACATTTATATATGTACTTCCTTTCTTATCCTATTCCCCATATTTTGCATACCGAGTTATTCATCAAACCAACTAACTAGCTCTGTTCTTTTTCATTTTCTCTCTTTCTCTTTTTCTTTTTCGTCTGCTACTTTTTCTCTTTCTTGTATATTGACTTCCACACTCTCTTTTAGTTTCTTCTATATCATTATCATCTATAGTATTCTCTTTTGTGCCATTAAACATAATAATAAAGAGAATTTGAGTCCATTCAATGGTAGCTATTATTCCTAGCCCAATAACTAGTAACAGACTTATTAACCTTACCAATTTTCCTTTATTTCCTCTCTTTTCTTTCTTTGTTCTTACTTTCTTCTTGCACTACACTTTTTCCTACTACTACTTCTTCTTCTTCTCCTTTTGAAATTGCAACATCTCTATTCTCGTTCTCGTCCTCAATAATAGTCAAGGTCTCAGTCTCATTACTGTTTTCAATTTTATCTTCTTGTCCATTATCGTCTTTACACTTATTTTTACTGTTGTCCTGTTTTTTCATAATCCATTGAAAAATCTTTGCAACAATCGTAAAAACTACTATACCAATACAGCAAAACTGGTAAAGTCTCATTGAGTAGTCTAAACTGCAATTATCATTTAACATTAAATGTTGTTCACAATGTATATAATACCATACAATTCCTATAATCATTACCACGCATACTATATCGTCACCCCTATTTTTTATTTCGTTAGGTATCTTCCCTGCTTTCCAAAACTTTAATAACTTCTTTCCCACAATAACACCTATTACTGCTATAATAATCTGTATTAACAATCTCATAAACTAAATTTTCTCCTTTTCTATCCTTTATCACTATAATTTAAGCTTACAATATATATCTCCTTTACGGTCAGTTTTCTTTACTAATGTTGCTTCTACTTCTGTTCCCTGTTTATCAAGGCACTTGTCATACACTTCTTTTCCTGTTAGGATATATGTAGTATTATCATATACTACTTTTACCGTATATTCCTCACTATCGTCATCATTTTGTTTTATAAATACTTCTACTACAATTACAAATACGGGAATAGTTTCAATCTTTATATCTTGTGCAGAATAACAAGCCCATATAAACCATACTACAATTCCAATAACTGTTATCAAGTCAACCACACAAGCAAAACAAATTAAAATATCTTTCATAGTCATCATATTATCGTTCATTATCTCCTTTCATTAATCTCATTCTACAGTCATTCTGTACTCTACCTCTCCTGTCGAATACACATTTTTCACTAAATTTGCTTTTACTTTAGTTCCTTTTTTCCCACTACAATTTTCATATGTTTCTATATCCTTGCAGATATATTTGTCTCCATTATAAGATAAAATAGTTTTATAGTTGCTATTTCCCTCAGAATTATCATAACTTACTTCAACTTCCTGTACAACAGCTTCAACAGGTATTTCCTTTACATCAACAGGTAAAGATAATAATATACATATTCCCATAGCAACACATCCAACTCCAATTAGAAGAATCATTTCTTTAAATTCCCTAAGCCAAAACCCAAAAATTACTACTGTACCCAACAACAATGTTATATATATTCTAATTGTAAATATAAGCAATTTATTCTCCCTCTTTCTTTTATTAATCTCATTCTACAGTCATTCTGTACTCTACCTCTCCTGTCGAATACACATTTTTCACTAAGTTTGCTTTTACTTTAGTTCCTTTTTTTTCGTTACATTTTTCATATGTATCTGAATCTTTACAGATGTATGTATTTCCATTATAAGATAACTCTACTTTATATTGTTTAGTTACTCCTGATTTATCATAGTTGGCTTCTACTTTTTCTATTTATACCTCTACTAGTGTTTTTCTTCACCTCAACTGGTGTGGATAATTTAACTGATTTATAATAACAAATACACGAAATTACTACTAAAACTACTGTTATAATTGATGCAATACTTTTAGTATATAGTTCTTCATAAGTGGATATCCAACACCCTATAGCTATTAGACCCATCCCAACTCCTAGTAAAAATGCCATATTTCCTAAATAAACAAAAACATCTGCTACTTCCAATGTGTGCATATTTTTCTCACTCCTGCTATTTTTTCTCATTAGACTACTAAATTGTCTTGTACTATATCCTAGTCTAGCTCTATTTGAAAAATACTTTGCCCTTTTTTATTTGTATATTTATTTAGGTGTGCTTTTACTTTCTCTCCGATTTTCCCAGAACATTTACTGTAGTTTTCATATCCCGTAAGTGTGCTTTTACCCCCATTAAAATCTATCTCTACTTTATATTTATACATAGCTCCATAAGAACCACATTTAAAACTCACACTATCTACTGTTACTTCTATAGGTTTTGTCTCTTTCGTATACTCAAAGTTTTGTTCTTGTATGTCACCCATCCAGGCAAACATTCCAATTATAATACAGAAAAAAGAAATTCCAATAATTGTGCAAAGTAACCAATTAAATATATCCTTCAACTGATTCTCCTTCTTTTTCAATAAATCTTTCAACATCGACATACTATCATCCTTTCTAAATTTATGCTACAATAGCTAAGTCTTTTTGGACTCTTTCTTATTTTTAACTTCTTACCAAATATATCCTAGTCTAGCTCTATTTTAGCAATACTGTCTCCTAATTCATTTGTATAATTATTTAAGTGTGCTTTTACTTTCTCTCCGATTTTCCCAGAACATTTACTGTAGTTTTCATATCCCGTAAGTGTGCCTTTATTCCCATTAAAATCTATTTCTATTTTATAGTTACGCATAGTCCCCCCAGAATCACATTGAAAGCTCACCCCATCTACTGTTACTTCTATAGGTTTTGACTCTACAGGTTTTAACTCTACAGGTTTTACATCTACAGGTTTTGACTCTGCTGTCGTATAAACATTTCTATCTACCCAAGAACAATAAAACAGCACAAAAGCTATTAACGCACAAAATAAAAATATAACATATACACATACATACAATCGCAACCTAACTTTACCCTTCAACATCGACATATTATCATCCTTTCTAAATTTATGCTACAATAACTAAGTCTTTTTGGACTCTTTCTTATTTTTAACTTCTTACCAAATATATCCTATTCTAGCTCTATTTTAGACATACTGTCTCCTAATTCATTTGTATACTTATTCAAGTGTGCTTTTACTTTTTCTCCGGTTTTTCCTGAACATTTACTATAATTTTCATATCCAGTAAGTGTGCTTTTATCCCCATTAAAATCTATTTCTATTTTATATTTACGCATACGCCCCACAGAATCACATTGAATACTCACCTCATCTACTGTTACTTCTATAGGTTTTGACTCTGCTATCGTATAAATACTTCTTTGTAACCAAGTAAAATAAAACTTTAAAAAAACTATACCCCCACAAATTAAAAATATAACATATACACATACATACAATCGCAACCTAACTTTACCCTTCAACATCGACATATTATCATCCTTTCTAAATTTATGCTACAATAACTAAGTCTTTTTGGACTCTTTCTTATTTTTTAACTTCTTACAAATACCATTTAATATCTACTGTTTTCCATATTTATACTCTCTCTTTCTTCTTTCCCAATCTAAACCTTGTCATTTTATTTAAGTAATCTTTTGTTTATCGTACAGTGAACTACCCACGAGCTAAAGCTCGTTAGACTTCTTACTTCTTTGTCCTCATAACCAACTAACTTCATAAGCGTTATTTCTGATAGTTCCTGCCTTACTAAACTAAATATTTTTTATTCTTCTTCTAACAGTATCTTTTCAAACATACTATCTACATTATCTAGTAAACTATATCTCTTTTCCATTGGAGCAGTTGAGCTTTTTGCAAACTTCCTTTCCACCATATCTATATAAAATGTCATTGAACCGTTATCTCCCATATAAAATACTTCCCATTCTTCTTGGCTCATTAGTCTCTTTATGGATAACTGTTCTATTGCTAAGTTATCAAAACTTACAACTTGAAATTTTCCAATAAGATTAGGTAGCTGTTCATATAACCAGTTTTGATTCTTTGTAATACTATCCTGTACTGCTGTATAATACTCATTTCCTCTACGCAAATGCTTATAACCTAAGATTAATAGTTTCAAGTTCTTGTTCTCCAATGCTTCTACATCTGTTGGCTTTAATATACCATTGATTGTATGTATAACTGCATTTGGATATTGTTTAATAAGCCCTATAAACTTCTCTGTTGGATTTACTAGGGAAACTCCTAATCCATAAATAAGTTTTTCATCCACTAACTTTTTAATTAGTTCCTGTTTATTTTCGAAATGAACTTGGTTTACTGTCATATTAACTATGATTTTTCTATCTTTGAGTTTATGTAAAAATGGAATTAAATCTGGGTGACTTGTAGCGTCTCCTCCACCTAAAGCAATTTCCTGATATGGATGTAGTGTTTCAATAAATTTTTCTTTTAAAATATCTCCAAACTTTCCATTAGTTGTACTTCCCTCGTGACAGAAAGGACAGCCCACATCACAATAATTTGTTATTTTTATATCTATATTCTCTGCAAAATCAGGTTTAAACTCATCCTCATCTGTTTCCCTAATCTTTGTTCCATTACTCAATATAGTGGTTTTAAAGTTTCCGTTCTTATATCTTCCTAATAATCTCATTTTTTTCTTAAACTCTCCTAACTCCCTAATTTACCTTTGCTTACTGTTTTTCCTACTACTCATTTTTTCCGATAAACTTTAAATATTTCTAATTTTCCTTGTTATTAATAATCATTGTCCATATCTTCAATAAATATAGTTGGTGTATATATAATAGCTTTAACCCTCGCTTTAAATTTGGCTTCATTACTTAAAACTTCTTTGTCTCCACCATTAAATATTTTTTCTATTGTTTCACCTGTATCTGTAAAAGTAGTTTCGTAATAAGTTTTATACTCTTTTTCTGTACCTGTATACCCAACAGGACATTTATAAAGAACAGTAGTATTACTTTCTTCTTTGACAGCTTCTGCAAGCCACTTAAACCAAGGAAGATTTATCATTTGCTCAAATGTTGGATTAACACTATACTTGTTTTCAAACCCAAAATTAGGATACCTTTCCTTTAAGATACTTGCTAACATTGTCACAACATAATTCAACTTACCTAATTCATCATAAACTACAGCTTCATAGTCATAGCTATCGTCCAATACTACAACTGAATTTTGGGGGATTTTTTTAAATTTTGTTCTATCTGTCCCATAAATACATACTGAATGTGTGCTTGATGAATTTGTTTCAAATACTCCATTTCTAATTTGTGTCCTCATAAACTTACCTTTCTATCCTATACCCTATTCTTTTGGGTACTCATATTGAATTGCACCAATATCAACTAATCCAGTTTTCTTCATATCATTCCAATAGCAATATTCATCACCGTCTTGAATTACTACATATCTCTTATTTATTAAAAACTCCTCTAGGGATATTTTTTCATTCTCTAAAAATCCACTTAGCATATCTGTTTCATTATAACCAGTATAGGGCTGTTTAAAATAAAATTGTCCGTCTTCATCTTCCCAATATTCTATTGGTTTTCCAATATCCCAATCCTTTTCTTTCTGTTTTAAATATTCTTTTAATTCGTCTTCTGTTTTTCCATATTTCTGTGCATACTCACTATCTATATTATTTGGGTGGTTTCTATCTGTAATTTCTGCTTCTTCCTTAGGTAATTCAATTTTCTTTAGCCCAGGTGTATACTTCTTTGCTATTGCAACTAACTCTTTATAAGTTGCATCATTGTATTCCTTAACCAAAGTTGCACAAGCATATAACCACTTATCGTCAAAAGTACCTATTGCTCTAAAGGGGGTTCTCCCAAATTCAAGTTGAAAATCCCAAATATTCCACACACAATCTTTTTCTCCTGTTTCTCTATCGTCAAATAAACAAATACCGTCTAAAATTTCTTTTGTTGTGTATTTTGCATCTTTTTTCATTATGCACAATGAATGTTGACTTGATGAATTGGTCTCAAATACACTTCTTCTTACCTGTATTTTCATTTTTTTGTTTTTCTCCTTTCTAGTCTTAACCTTAATCTTAATTTAAACCTTTAAACATTCTTTTGAGTTATGTACAGTTTTTAGGATAAGTGCTGACTTTACGGGAAAACATTAACTTTCCATCAACATTTAGCACATACATAAATGACATAGTGCCAAAATCATCTACAACTTTTCCTGCCATATGACCAAAGAGCAAATCTTCTAATTCTAAAGGCTTAAAAAGGCATAATTGTCCTAGTTCTATATCTTCTTTTTCATCTTTCTTTATATCTGTTCTCCTTGCTTGCTTACTTACTTATAAAATTTAATTTGATTTACTTCTTCGAATGTAACCATTTATGTTCTTCTTTAGTCAATCCAGTCAAATCACCAGATTCATATTTTTCTAACTTTCCTTTAATAGACTCTACTATTCCAATTTCATTCTCTCTATCTTTCGGATGTCTGTCATACGGACAGTTTTTATGTTCGGAATATTGACTGTTTAAACCAACTACACCCCTGAAATGTAAATCTCTGTGTTCTTCTTTAGTTAAACACTCTAATTCAGTCTTGTCTTTTGTTACTTTTTCATTTTCTTCAAATAAACAGACATTCTTTCATAGAACTTTGCTCCTTTATAATTTCTTTTATCCCTTAAGTAACATATGTCCCCCTTATTTTCTTGTTTAGTTGCTCATTACTACTAGGAAACTTCTGTATTAAATTAAGTTAAATTAAATGGTAATCACACATTATTACATTACTTTTTTTCGTTTCATTTTAAATTTAATTAACCAATTGTCCCAATAAATAATGTATAAATACAAAAAATGTACTCACTCAAATAAACTTAATTAAATGAATGAATACATTTCACTTTCTTGTTTCCTTATTTAATTTATTTATTATTTCAGTTAGAGCATTTTTTCTTTAGTCTCTATGTTCTTTTAACCACTCAAAAAAACCTATTCCTTGTGTATTAGGAATACCTTTGTGTTTACCTAGAATAAACTCTATCAGTTTATTCATAAAATCAATAGTTCCTGCTATATTTATCTTCAATACATAATTCGCTATGCAAAACATTATATATTCCTTCGTTTTTCTACTTCCATATTCTCTCTCTTTACACTTTAATTGGCAAAGTTCTTCCTCTGTAAAGGTATAGACTTTTTCTGTTTTTGTCTCTGTTTTAATAATTTCTTTTTCTTCCATCCAACTCAGCTCAAATTAACTAGATTTTTCATTTGTCCCCACTAAATTAAATTAACTGACAAGATAAACTGACAAACCTAATTATCCTTTCTTTTTTATTTAGTATACTGTATTTTTAGCTTATTTCTATATTCTTTACCTTATCTTTCTTGGTATCTCTATGCTCTACATCTATTATTTGTGCTAGTGCTTTACAGTTTAATATTAAGGCTTCATTAAGCCTTTTTATTTCAATATATTTATTTAATAGTGCTACATACTTAGCTTTCTTTACATACCCAAACATAAGAATCTACTTCCTCAACCTGCATTATCTTCCTTAAAAATGGTTTCATTGAATACCGATAATGTACACTTCTCTGCTACCTTTGGTGCTAATCTTCCAACCATCTTTAATGTTTCCTTTATAATTCTACTGTTTGGTGCTCGTTTACCTGAAATGTACACATTCCCTTTTGCTTTCTGTTCGTTATATTCCTTTGCATATGCAATTTCTTCTTTAGCTAACTTTAATGACTGTATCATATAATCTATCTTTTCTTCTTGTGTCATTTTATACATTTTCTCCTTTCTTATTCTGTTATTTTCTTTGGGTCTCTATCATTCCCTAATATTTTTAATTTACCTATAAACTTCCTTCCTTACTTACTTAACTTAATATCTTTACACCTATGTTTCTTACTTCATTATTATTATACGGCTAAAAGCCCTAACTTTTCCTCAGTATAAAACGCATATTCGTCTTTTAGTTTGATATGTATAAACTCTTTTAGGAAGTTTTGAGTATTGTACACAGTTATTTTTGTCCTATCGTTTGTATCTATAGCTTCTTTAGGCTTTAAGTTATAATAATAGTCAAATTCGTTGTCACAGTCATTATTATTAATATTATAATTTTCGTACATAAAAAGTTTATTTATGTGTTCAGCTGTTATTTTTACTTCTTCTCCAGCTTCTGTTATTAATATAAGACCAGACTTTCCGTCTATTTTCTCAAACTCCACATCATTTTGTTTAAACATATTCTCAACATTCTCAAAACTTCCAAATTTCATACTATACCCTCTAACTATTAATTTAATAACTATAAACTTCCAACCAACTAAAGCTAATGGGATTGCGAGCTTACTTCAATTTCATCTTTGTGTTCTATGTTATTTATTTATTTGTTTATTCTCCCAACTTGTCTTTGAAGAACTGTTTCCTTAATGTACAAATATCTCTTGGAACAGACTCAATATCTTCAACATCGTGTAACTTTCTTACCCACGCATAATATTCATTTGCAATAGGTGTAGTTAATGCAGAAGTCTTTTTTATATATCCGTTTTTAATAGCCTCGTGTGAAACAGCCCTCATAAACTTCCAAAAATTATAATATGCAAGTTTCAGTTTTGTCATATATCCCACACTATCTTCAATTACAAACCCTTCAATCTTTCTGCCGTTATACTCATAATCTTCTTCGAGAACAGCATAGTACCAATCATAAAAGTCTTGCCAATTAGCTATCTCCAGTGCTTTTTCCTTTGGTGTTAAACCAAATTGATGTGCAATATCACACATTGTTTCATAGTCATACTTAGCAAAATCCATTTGATTGTATACAATATCTAATAAATATAATTTACTCTCTGAATACTCAATGATATGTGGGTCATTCTTCATATCTACATTTTCAAACACAAATGATACATTGTTATCCTTTGCAAACTGTTTCATCTTTTCTCTATTTTCTGGTGTAATCTGCTCATAAATAGCTTCTTTAAGCCACTCTGCAAACTGACTATCAATGGTTGATTTACTTGCAATGAATAAACTGTCATTATACTCGTCATAACTTACAATCCCTAAATAACCATTCTCTTTTACATAAGCTGTGACAGGGAATTGAAGTCTATTCTGTAACATATCAAATTTTGTTTCGGGGCGTTCATTAATGTTAAAGAACTTTTCGTAGGCTCTTGCAACTACTTTTCCTTTAATTGTATCAAGGTACAGTCCTCTTGCTTTTGTTGTTTGCTCGTTCCAAACCTTGTCATAAAAAGCCTTACTTGTGAAATTAAAAGATGAAATATTTCCAAAGTTCTTCTCTTTAATATACTTATTCGCTCTCAATGCAATAATTATATCTGATACAGAACTATTAGTCACACTCTGTGTTTCCCTCATTTCAGGTGTTTTGAATACTTCATTATGAGTTTCTACTTCGTGCATACCATTTTTATCAAGCTGAACACATCTTAAATCCCCACCAAATTCAACCCTTCCTTCAAGATTGAATACTCTGTCATTTACACGAATTGGAACTTGCTTAGTGTTTCTATGACCGTGAATTTGATAATAATTTGATGGCATCTTCTCAACAAATGTATCTGCAATTTTCTCAAAATCATTATAACTTCCTACACCTTTAATCATTTGCTCTGTTGCAACAAATGTAAGGTTTTCTGGCAATACACTCAATCCTGCATGAGTAACCAAATAAACATTCTCTCCATACTTGTAATAAGCACATTGTCCAAATTTTCTATAAAGCTGGCGTACATCCTTTTTATCAATCTTTGCATTTTCTAACTGTGGCTTTGTTACAAGTTCAAACTCCTTAGAACGAGATTGACAATTATTAGCCCATCTCCAAATATGACAATTTCCAGAGAACGCAACCTTTCCATCAATTCTTGTAATTAAAGTACCTTGTGGCATAGTCAAACAGTATACTTTATCATTATAGTTAATTTTTTCAACTTTAATTTGATTATTCGTAAATACACCATATGGTTTGAATGATACCCAATATATCGTTCCATTTTTGTTATACCCACAACTATTGTCTTTTAATCTGTATGTACAAGCAATGCCATTTTTTATGCACATTTCCTGAATAATATCTACATCATTTTTATCAATACAAGACCAATCTATTTTTATTTCACTTCTTGACGAAGCATCTGTCTTGACTAATTCTTCTAATACAATGAGTGCCTGTCTTCTGTTTAAGTTTCTAAAAAATGATGGGTAATGTTTTACGCCATTTAACATTTTATCGCAGTAAAATCTTGCAGTATCACCATACACTCTTATAATATATGGTTGCTTTCTACCTTCTCTTTTGTTTCCAACTGGTTTTATAGTATACTCAATCCCCATATTATTTAAGAGATTTGTTAAACTTTTAATTTTATCTTCACGACTTAATTTCCATTGTATTCTTCTTTTATTTGACTCTGATTCAGATTTTCTATAATCTACAATCGTCCCATCGGTAATAACCCATACTAATAACTTCAAACTATTATCATCTATATCATACGCCTTGTCATTTGCATAACCAAATAAACTAAATTTTTGTTGTGTTAATTTATCTTTATTTAAAAATTCATTAGCTTTGATTTTTTCATTACCATATACAACATCGTGATTCATTGTGACAACTTGTTTTGTGTCAAATCCCTCAATTATAACTAATTCATTAGAAGTTTTAGATATTTTTTTCAGGGGTTTTACAAAATCAATAATATTATTATTTATATTAAATTCTGCAACTAAATCATTTTCTATATTTACATTCTTTAATAATTTCCAGCCTGTATCAGTTAGAACTTCAGTATCTTTGTGGTAACATTCGTGATTTCCTTCAAGCATAAGTACATTTTTCTTATCTTTAATAGAAATTAGATAATTAACTACATCAGCATTTTCAATACCTCTATCTACATAATCACCACAGAAGATATAAAATTCATCATCCTTAATACCTCCATTGTTATCAAGATATTTCTTCAACGCTGTGTAGCAACCGTGAATATCTCCAATATGATGAATCTTTTTATATTCCGATAAATCTATTAACTTCATCCAAATTGTATCCAACTCATTAGGCTTGATTACTTTAATTCCAGATGGAATTTTCTGGGTTTTAAAGCGTGAATACATTTTATCTATCACTTCATTTGGAACTCTTTTTAATTCCTCTCTACTTGCGTTTCTTCTTTTTACTTCCTCGATTGGAATATCTGTAAAGTCAACACAATACATTCTATAACGATATATGTCGCACATCTGCTTATATCTGTTCATTTCAGATGTTTTTGAATTGGTAGCATCAATTACCGTAAACTCGCCTTTCTGCATACGAATTTCAAGCAAATCGAATAGTGTTTTCCACACAATTTTATCGTTACTCTGACTAATTCCTACCGTTCCGTCAGTCTGTAATACAGGACTCTGACATAATAATCTAATATCATCTGCTGATAGTGTGTATGGTTTTAACCCATTTTGCTCAATCCAAGTTGACTTCCCACAACCAGCAGACCCTCGTAATAAAAGTAATACTCTCATAAGTGCATTTCCTTTCTCTTTTCTTTGGTTTCTTTTTTCTGTCCCTTAAGTAGTAAATGTCCCCCTAAAACTAGAATACCTTTATATGAATGAATGAATGAATAAATGAATGTTTGATTAACTATCTACTAATTAAATTAAAAGAAAACATCTATACACAATCCATTCTGCATATAAACTTACAACTTATCAGTTACACTCAATAAACTTTCCATCCTGTAGTTTATAATATGTATCTGCTTTTATTCTTTCACCATCTACTAATGTTGCTTTTACATTCATAAGCTCCCAATGTTTATAATCTCTTTCTGCTAGGACTAAATAACAGCCTATAGAACCTTTTGCTTTACCACCCCAACCAGTAGCTATAGCTATACTATTATTTCCTTCTACGCTTGCAGTCGAATTACAGCCTGTAGTCACTACTACGGATTCACCTTTCCTACTTATGGCTTTTGAATGACCACCTAAACTAGCTACTATAGAATAAGCCCCTATGTTTCTTAATACATTGTCGTGTCCTGTACTTGCCAAAATAGAATGTCTTCCTCTATTTGTTACTAATGTGTCTAAAGCTGTAGCTACAGATACAGAGTAATCTCCAAAAGTCTCTGTGATAGAATTACCCCCTGTATTGGCTGCGATTGAAAAATGTGATGTAACAGTCACCTTCGAATTATTGTCCTCGGTGCTTGCTACTGAATTTAGTCCCTCTTTTTTATATTCAGATAAACATTTCTTCTTAACCTTATCTTCTATACACCTATCTAAATTATTCTCTATTTCTCTTATACTTTCGTCTATACACTTAGACCATAGCTTATATATTTCGTCTAATTTGATTTCCTCGATAAACTTAATTACTTTAGTCTTTTCTGTGTTTTCCTCATAGGTAATTTCTGCTACATAAACACTTAAATCATCTGGTTTAATAACCCCTAGAAACGGTTTAACTACATCTATTGGATTTTTACAGACAGGAAATTTGTTAGATACTACTACTTCTTCCTCTAATTTGTATAATTTTCCTAACTCAAAAGGGAATTTTTTATAAAATGCTTTGTATACTTTCATAGATAAATTCTTGTTTTTCTCCCCCACCTAATTTAATTTTTCGCTACTTTTTTGTTTATTTTCTTCTTCCTCGTTATCTGGAATATATTCACACTTTAGTTGTCGAATAGATACAATCATATCAAGAAAATCTGTACTACTCTCTATTTCTACATTTTGTAGTTCACTATAACTATTAAACATTCCAACTAACATACTACCAGCTTCTCTATTTAGTTTCACTATACCCTTTAAATACCCATTCTCGTCTACATTAGCATCTCCATACACTTCTTCGTCTTCCTTTTCTTCCTCTAGTAAATCAAAAAGGCTTTCTATCTCATCTTCTAAGACTTCTAATAAACTGACCATAGACATTTGATGTGTGCTAAACGAAATTACAAACCTTCTAGTAGCATCATTACAGGTAAGTAAAAGTTCATAAGCACATTTATAACTTCCATTTGAAATATATTCATTTCTTTCAATGTGATTTCCTACTTCCGTCTCTATATTCTTACTACTTTCCTGTATATCGTAAGGAACATAATATACAATTTTCTTCTTACCTTTGTACCACATCTCTCTTTCTAATAAAGTAAGTTTTCCTTTATCGTATAAACTAACTACCTTATTAAACTCTACTATACTATTATTATTTGTGTCTATGCTAAGGTTTGATTCTAATTTTCCTGTTTCTACATCCTTATATCCTATGTATAAAGCATACATATCAGGTATCTCTGTACCCAACAAGTCTAGTCCAATTTTATTCGATAATACTAATCCCTTCGATTCCAAATTATCTCTTGCAACACCTGTTAGTATAGCTGGTTGTTCTTTTACTGATTTAATTGTGTTCTCTGTATTCTTCATTTATTTACTTACTCACTCGCTTTCTACATAACTATATATATATGTATTTTCCTTATTGTCCTTACTTACTTTCTTTTTTTCAACCTTATTCTACAATTTCATTTACTTCTACAACTTCACCGTTTTTTAACTCATAATATGTATCTGCTTTAATCCTCTTTCCGTCTACCTGTATCATTTTTGTTCCACATAAATACTCATAACCTTCTATTTCAGTATTCCACTCTGTTAGAATTAGATAGGCACCTACACATCCCTTTGCCATTGAGTCCTTTCCCCAAACTACGGCTAAACTATCTGGGTCTTCTACAGAAACGCTACTATACTCACCTGTGTTTACTGCCACAGTATATCTCCCAAATGATATAGAATTACCTCCATCACCTGTATTTGCTACTATTGAACCTATTCCAAGAGCTAATCCTCTACTGCAATCTCCTGTTAAAGCTACAATACTTGCATTTCCTTGTGTATTTACTATCTTTTCAGATTTATTAGAATAGCACACTTCTCTAAGATGTTCGGTAGAACTTTCTTCCTTTAAACATAATTCTAAATCTAATTCTAACTCTAACTCTTTTTCTTTCTCTACCACAAACTTATATGGTTCTAATTCAACAGAAGTAATACATCGTATAATTTGAATTGTTTTTACTCTTAATTTATTAAGTTCTGATTTACTTAAAGTAAATTTTTGCTCTGCTCTTGCTAGTTCATTATTATCTACCATAACCTTATAAACAGATAGTCTTGTATCGTCTTCTGTGTCCCTTAATAAATCTAATAGTCTACCATATACAACAAAATCTGTTTCGGGACAACCGTTTTCTCCTACCTTGTAAGTTTTTCCAACTTTATATTTGACTACTTTAATATTATTCTCAAAATCAGTATTTAACTGATTATCATTCCCGTTAAACCAATAGTATTCCATATTCTTTCTACCCTTTCCACACCTGATTTCATTTCTTCTACAAATTTTAACTTTTCTATTACTATCTAACTACTACTACTACTAATATCACTTTATTTTTTTGTTTTATATGATAAAATTCCTAGTGTGCCTGTTTATAATACATATTTCTTAAAGTACATATATCATTCTTAAACCTATAACCTGCACTTTTTCCTTGCTTTAATTTTTTAAAGTCTTCACTCTGCTTTAGCTTTAGCTGTTCTCTGTAATCTTTGAGCCAAGCATAAAACTGCTCTGCTATTATTCTATCTAATAACGCACTTATACCATCTTCATTTTCTACATAACCATATTTTAATGTTCTCTGTGCTAAGCAACGCATTAACCTCCAAAATATATAATAGTATGTTTTTGACTTAACCACAAACCCTGAGCTATCCTCTAACACAAAACCCTCTACTACCCTAGTGTCTTTATATAAGTAGCCTTCACCCATCGTTCCGTTAAACCACTTCCAATACTCATCTAAGTTTGATAATGTACACGCCTTTTCTTTTGGTACTAACCCAAATTGGTGTGCTATCTTGCACATCTCTGTATACTCATATTTCTCAAAATCTAACTGGTTCTTTACTATATCCAGTAAATAAATTCCACTCTCTGCGTATTCTATTACATTTGAGGCGTGTTCCATATCTATACATTCGAATAAAAAAGTTACTTTATTGTCCCTTGCATACTTTTTCATTTTATCTCTATTCTCTTTACTTACTTTCTTATAAACCATCTCAGCAAACCACTTTGCGTATGCACTATTTACAGATGATTTAGCTGCAATAAACAAATCATCCTTAGTTTCATCATAACTAACTAAACCTAAGAAACCATTTTCCTTTACATATACTGTTAATGGAAAATTAAATTTTTTCTCTACCACACCGTGCTGGGTTTCCTTGCTTTCACCTAAGTTAAAAAACTTGTCATACCCTCTTGCTACTATAGTTGCCTTTTCTGTATCAATATGTAAACCTCTTACTTTAATTCTCTGCTTGCTCCAGTTATCTTTATAAAAGGCTTTTCTATTAAAATCGAAGGAAGATATATTTCCATATTTTGATTCCTTAATACAATTATTTTCTCTTAATTCTTGAATTGCGTTTTCTATTTCTACTCTTGAATTTGAATTGGTTTTTTTCATTTTTGACCTCTCCTAACTTTCTCCCTGTCTATATGCAGTATCTAAGTTTTACACCTTCTGAACCTGTAGCTTTAGTATTAATCTCCTACTAATATATCTTCCTTTCTATCGAATTAAACTCAATTTTACTCTACTTTGCTGTATAACCAAAACACTTAAACAATTAAACATTATTATTATCATCACTATATAAAAGAGAAGAATAACATTTAAACAATTATCATAATGCTTTCTTCGGTTTCCTTTTTCTATCCCTTAAGTAATAAATGTCCCCCTTTTTCCTTATTTTTTATCTTTATTCTTACCTTTAAAGTACAAAAAAAGAAGTCCTGTATTACCATACAACTTATCTTCTCACATATACATAAAAATACCTTATAGTATAATAGTGTAATGTAGTGTTGTATAGTACAACATAGAACTTCTTCTTATTCTCGTTACTTTCACTTTTTCAATTTTTCAATTTACTTCTTTTATTTATTTGGTGTTGACTAAGATTTCCCCTCTTAGTAGGTTCTACTATACCCTTATCATTTAATTTATAACTATATTTATATCCATACAGTACGGGTCATATGACATTGAACACCCACAATATCAAACAAATAAACTATCTAATCTACTAAGTTATTTGTTCTGTATGTTTTTTACTATTCCTTTGAACAGGGCTAATCGGATTCGAACCGATGTAATGCAGGAGTCAAATTCCTGTGCCTTTCCACTTGGCGATAGCCCTTTAATTATTTTATTTTAGTGTGCTTAATACATCCTTTTTTAGTTGTTACCTATTTATTTAAGCATTTAATTAAGCACACCCTATTTGTATATGTATATGTATTACTAATCCAAACTAGATACCTATAAAGAACTTAAATAGTTAGATTGTATTCCTCTATAATTTCATCTAATGTTCTATATGAATACCTACCTAAATTTTGAGTTACTACATTATAAATTACATACTTGTATCTATGTCTACCATCTCTGCGTGTTTGTGTTACAGAAATGTAATTGCCACTATTGCGAGTCTTGTTCTCTAATGCTCTCTTTACTTTTTCAAACTTTGTCATTTATGCTTAATCACATCCTATTTCTTTATTTTATTGTCCTTTGTTTTACACCATAAATATATATATATATAACACTTGTAAAACTCTAAAGTATTGTAAGAAAGAAACAATTATTTCTACTTATACCTCTTTAAATCCTCTGATGAACATACAAATTTATTTATCTATGTAGGTCAACCTTAAACTTATTAATTCTTGTAAACTTATGAAAAATCAATATGAAGTTGTCTTTTGTTTCTTTCTTACACCCCTTAAGTATCGTATGCCCCCCCTCTTTTTACTTTGCTTTCTAGCTTGTCCGACTATTTTTAAGTGCATATAAACTAACTTTACTACTAGAAATATACTATTATACTATACTCAAATTTAAAGGTGGTTTTAATTCTTCTATCTATTTATCCGACTTTTTCTGATTTCCACTATCTAACAAGCTTTCTTCTTTTCCTTCTTTATTATTTAGTTATTAATCAATCAGGCTCTTTCTTAATTTCATATAGTCTTCATACCTAGCATTTAATAATTCTATAATAAACTTTTTGCGTTCTTCGCTTAGTTCCTTTGGAAGTTCCCTCACAAACTGGGCTATCTCTTTTCTATAATCTACTATATCAGGCAATTTATCTTCCAATAAACTTAATTGTCTATCCCAATCTATACTAAATGGCTTACACTTCAGTATTTTTGTTATTTTATCTGTATATCGTGTAGGGACTGTTTTAGTGCTTAACAAAGCTGCCCCAAAGTCAAACAATGGAGCTAGTTCTAATTCCATTGTATTAGTGTTCTGAAATAATGCTAAATTTCCTAAATGCCTATCAGTATCTAGTGTTAGATATACTAACATTAAGGCTTCTTCTAAATACTTTTCTTTCTTTATACTACATAGCCAACTATAAATTTCTTTTGAATTTAACTCTGTTACCGAAAAATAACCCTGTAATCCTAACTGCACAAAATCCACTAACTCATAATTATATTTATTAAAATCTGTACTCTCACACCCTATACATTTCTTTTGATTGTCCACATTCACAATACATAATTTATACTCACATACATTAAATCCTAGTAAACTACCTAATTTAGAAACAATGACCTCTGAATAGCTTTCATATCCATTTATTGATGTTGATAGCTTTATATATTTGTTTCCTAGTCTCCACTTTGGTACAGCTCCTGCTATTGATGGTGTATCTTTTAACATTTCTGCACTACTTACTATGTATTCATTCATATTTTTTGATTACCTTTCTAAGGATTATTACAAGCGTATTACTTAAATTTTCTACAAGCTAAAATTTGTTACTTTTCGGCTTCTCACTTAATCTCTCCAATGTTTATTTATTTATTTATTGTATAACAAAACCAAAGGCTGTTAAACCCACCCCTTAGTCTTCTATTTCTACCCTATAGCAATCTGTCACGACCCTTCCTTTGTTTTTTGTAATTAGAAAATCTCTGTCGTAGTAATCTATACCGTATATCTCTTTTAAAAGTGGCATTAAACCCACTCTATTTCTAGGTACTACTCTCCTGTTTAACCAATCTTCTGCTATCATATGTACTCTTTCTGGGTCTTTCCAAAGGTCTTCCCTTAATCTAAATAAACTAGGCTTTGCTCCATTCTGTACTATATTCTCCATCGTATACTTTCCATTGTCGTTCAAATAAATATTTCCTACTAATTCATTTGTTAAATCACTATATATCTTATACTTCTTTACTATCAACTTAATTTCTTCCTTTCCTATCGCTATTGAAAAACCTATAGACTGATTTTATTTTATTTTATTTAATTTTATTTGTACTCCTTACTACACACTTTTTATACCTTATATGTCCTTTAACTTAGAAAGCATAAAAATTAAAGAGGCTTAGCTATTTACTTACTTACCAAACCCCTTCCACCTGATAAACATAAATTTACGACATAAACTAGCTTCCTAACCTCTGCTTACTTCTTCTTTTTTCATAATACTCTTACCTCCTTATTATATTACATTTCATTCCCACTCATTTTTGGTTTTCTTCTCTTTTCCAGTATTTTTGTATACATTTTTCGGTTTAATCTATTGATTTTTGCTCTATTTTGACACTTTTTAGTTTCTATAGTATTATTTTAGGCTTATTGGTTTTTATATAAATTTAACCTAAATTAGAACGATTTATCGGGTTGTTACTCTACTCTTTTATCTTCATACACTATACACTCATAATTTTTTCTAATTGGTTGTCCCAACAATTTTCTTTCTTTATTTATTACTCAAATCTTCTAAGTTTCTAAACTTTTAAACTTCCAATCACTTTTTACTTTAGTTTTTTTCTAATGTACTATATATTTCTTTGTTACTAATACACAAAGTCCAACACAAAGTGCAAAAAGTACAAAAATTAACATTAGTGCAACTACAATTAAACTTAGTACAGCTACTGTCTTTCCTGCTCTATTCCAACTATCCTGTACTCGGTTAAATTCCTCAGCATCTCTATACTTGCTTTTGCCGTTTTTCCAAGCCCATACATTTCCAAACATTCCACATATAATCATCATAAATAAGATTAGTGGTCTATAAAATAAACTTAGCCATATCAACAACGGTATATAACAACTATTACCTAAACCCCATATCCAAGAAAAACAAAAAGCTCCCCAGTTCCAACCTAAATTTGGTTCATTACCTTTTGCATCTTTTTCTGGGTTCATAATCTTATCAATAAACCTATCTATTCTATCTGATAAACTAACTTTCTCTTTGGGTTGTTTCTTTTCCTTTTTAGTTTTAATATTAGTATTGACACCCTCTTTAGGATTAAGTGAACCCGTTTCTTTTGTTTCTATAGTTGCTGCCTTGGCTTGTGTTACTGTTTCTGTCCTTGCTAGATTTTCAGTATCTATAGTTATATTACTATTACTATTACTGTCAATATTTTTGCAATTAATTGGTTCTTCTGTCATATTAAAGACCCTCCTTTCTATAGTCAACTATTTAACTTAAGTCTTGAATACAGGTACTTATTCTTTTTAGTTGCAAACTTATGTTTATACTTATTATATTTTGTATGTCCTTTAACTTAGAAAGCATAAAAATTAAAGAGGCTTAGCTATTTATTTACCAAACCCCTTCCACCTTATAAACATAAATTTATGATATAAACTATCTAACCTCTGCTTACTTCTTCTTTTTTCATAATGCTTTCACCACCTTATATCCTTTTTCTTTCATTATTATTCTGCATTTACATTCAAATTCAGTTTGTAAGTTTAACCACACTTCTATACTCATACCTAGCACAGTAGATAGTTTCTTGGCTATCTCTTTAGACAAATTAGTCTTACCATTGATGAGTTCACCCAATGCTTTAGGCGTAATTTCTAACCTCTTAGCAAATTCTTCTTGGGTTATTTCCATCTCGTCAATAATCTCACCTATATAATATCCTGGATGAAAGGCTAAAATTTCATTATATTCTTTGATACTCATAATGTTTACTTACCTCCTTCCTGTAATTAATTTAAGTCTTGACTACGGTTACTTATTTTTTTCAGTTGCAAACTTATGTTTATACTTATTATATTTTATATGCCCTTTAACTTTTCTAATTACTGTAACTTAAATTAAACCAAAAACATATACACACAGATAAACCAGCTAATAAATAAGGGACAATGTAGTGCATATAAGTGTATTCTCATTTAGTTAGTTAATTAATTAACTTTACACACACATAAACACTTTATCATTGTCCCTGTTCATATTCCTTTGAAACTCTATGTATTACTTTACTTTATATTTTTTTAACTTTTCTTTTTTATCCTAATCTATCTTATGTTTTATTCTTTCCTTACAGCTAGTATTGAACTTTTTGCCAGTTCATCGCTTCGCTCATTTTCTTCATTCCCTGAGTGTCCTTTAATCCAAATAAACTTTACCTTGTGTAATTCTAATAAAGGTAACAATCTCTCCCACATATCTATATTTAATGCAGGTTTCTTATTCTTCTTTATCCAATTATTTGATTTCCATTCATTTAGCCAACCTTTATTGACTGTATCTACCACATATTTTGAGTCACTATATATCTGTACTCTACTAGGCTTACTCAAAAACGCTAACGATACTATTACAGCTTCTAATTCCATTCTATTGTTTGTCGTTGTCCCTTTAAAAGAACCCCTAATTTCATCTCTAGTACCATTATTATTACTTCCTTTGTAGATAATTACTGCACCATATCCACCAGTCCTATCTACCCTAGAATAAGAGCCATCTGTATAAATATCCACTTTTCTCATTTAACCTTTTAAACTGTTTACTTATTTATACTACTTTATGCTACCTTTTTTCTTTCATATAAAAAAGTAAGAAAGAACCTACTTGACAATTTACTTTGTAGTATCTCTCAATACAACTTAACTGAGAAAAAAATATTATAAAACTTTATACATTATCTATATCAAATAAAAAAGGAGGTGATAAAATCCATTGTCTTTCGTATTCTTTCTTACGCCCCTTAAGTATCGTATGCCCCCCTCTTTTACTACTGTATAAACACAAAAACGAGTGCTAAACCGTTACCATATACAAGAAAGAATTAATTTTTTTTAAAAAAAGAGAGTACCCACTATTTACCTGTGAGCCTCTCTTACTTACTTAGCTTGTTCTTTCTTAACTTATTATTATTTCATCAGCAATATTTCTAATACTGTTACTATGTAACTTATAAAGATACTTAACTTAATAGAAAGTATTTTCTACTCTATCATACTTTTCTGTATAGATAAGCATTATCTACTATATCTATAGCTTTTTTCTTCGTAGTTTCCCTCTGTAGTATCTTTTGTATTTGTTTCCTTTTCTTCTGAAGCTTCTTTTTTATCTTCTGATGGTGTTGGTGTTGCTGTTTCCATTGTTGTTCTTTTTGAATCCAAATAAGATTGAGCTAATTCATTAAGTTTAGCTGGATTTAACATATTTTCATTATTTGTGTTGTTGTTATTGTTATTTGCTGTGGCTAACTTACCACCTAATAACCCTGTCAATAATGCGTTTACATTAATTCCTGTTGCCTCCTGTACACCACCTGTTACCTGTGACATAGTATTCACAATATCCTTAATCATCTTAGTATTATTTCCATCGCCATACATTGTGATTTTATCTACCTTAGATAAAGGCTCTGCTACATTCTTTGCTACCTCTGGTAATGTGTTGAAGTACATTTCAAGAACAGCCGCTTCTGTCATTTTTGCCATAGCCTCTGCTTTCTTCTCTGTTGCTTCTGCTTCGGCTAAACCCTTTGCCTTGACTGCTTCTGCTTCAGCTAAACCCTTTGCCTTGACTGCTTCTGCTTCGGCTAAGCCTTTTGCTTGTATTGCTTCTGCTTCTTTCGCTTTTGCGTATAAGTCAGCATCTGCCTGTGCCTTTTTTGCTTCAGCTTCCTGTACTTGCTCATATTTTTTTGCTTCAGCTTCCTGTACTTGCTCGTATTTCTTCGCCTCAGCTTCACGCTGTCGAGTAAACAATAATGCTTGTGCTGTCTGTTCTTTTTCATATCTTTCTGCATCAGCTTTCTTCCTAATTTCAGCATTAAGAGCTTGTTCCTTAACTTCTGCTTCTTTCTGCTTTAAGATTACTTCCTGCTGTTGCTTTGCAATATCAGCATTTGTCTTCGTAACTTCGATTGTCTTTCTTTGTTCTTCTTTTTGAATTTCATATGCTGCATCAGCTTCTGCTTTCTTGCTATCTGCTTGTACCTTTAGTTCAGATACCTTTATATCTAGTTCATTCTGCTTTTCTGCAATATCTCTCTGGCTTGATACCTTAGCTTCATTTGCTTCTCTATTTGCTTCTGCCTGTGCGATTGCAATATCCCTATCACCATTAGCTTTTGCTATAGCAGCCTGTTTTGTAACCTGTACTGCATTATCTGTTCCTAATGCTTCAATTACACCATTACTATCATAGAAATTCTGTACATTAAATGAAACTAAATCTATACCCATCTTAGCTAAATCAGGTACTGCATTTTCTGATACTTGCTGACTAAACTTTTGACGGTCTGAAATCATAGCTGTTAATTCCATCTTACCAATAATTTCTCGCATATTGGCTTCAAGTACACTTTGACACATCTCTCTTAACTTTTCAGGTTTACAATTCAAGAAATGTCTCGCAGCTATCTCTAATTTATCTGGGTCTACACTTATCCTTACATTTACTACACCATCACATCGAATTGGAATGTAATCTGCTGTTGGAATTTCAGCCTCAGACTTTACATCAATATCAATAAGCTCTAAATGTAAAACATCCTTTTTTTCAAAAAAAGGTATTCTAAATCCAGCCCTACCTATAAGTACCTTTGGCTTTTTTCTCAACCCTGTGATTATATAAGCTGTATTTGGAGATGCCTTAACATACCCTACAACTACAATGAAAGCTAATAAACCTACTATTATTAGTACTAGGCTTAACAATACACCTATACCTATACCTAACATATACTTTATTTCCTTTCTACTTTTTTCTCTTTTTTGTTTTTAACTGTTGTCTTCTTATTTTACAAACAAATCTTTCTCTTTTTAACTACCCTTAACTTTAATTACTTATTTGGTGGCTCTCTTGTCCTCTGCAAAATTTTCTCAATCCTTTCAAGTATATTTCTTCTCATTTATTTGTATATGTATATATATGTATATATGTATACTGTAACCCTTTAAGTTGAATGAACCCCACGAGACTCGAACTCGTGACCTATCGCTTAGGAGGCGATTGCTCTATCCTACTGAGCTAGAGGTTCTTATTGCTTAGCTTAGCCTTGTTCTGACTAAGCTAAATTATTTTTCTTTATATGTATAAATGTGAAAGCTCTGATTTATAACTAGTCTATATTGATAGTTTCAGTCACTATACCTCACTGACATTAAACTAATAAGCTAAGCTAAACAAAATCCTTAGCTTTTTAAGTCATCCCTTAAGTGTTGAATGTCCCCTACCTTATAAACGCATAAACTCATCTAAATACCAGAAATTATATCCCTTTTTAAAGAAAGCTCTACCGTCTTTGTTGTACTGTATCTTACTCCAAGTCTTCCTACTACTCTTAGCTTCTCCTAATGTTACATATGCTGATAACACCCTCTCATCTTCAATCTTATATATTACGATTGCTGTTGTATTTGTTAGTCCACAAGATGCTATTGGTTTTAACATATTTTGCACCACTCCTTTTTTATATTTATAGTAATTCAGTCCGTTAAGTTAATTAGTTATTTCATTTGTCATATTTTTAACTTAATTTAATTATAGTACACTCTATATATTGCTATTTGAATACTACCCTCTACTTCCCAAGCAATTACATAGCAAGACATATCATAGTTTGGACTTTCATCTAATCCTTCACTAAGTTGTGTAGCATATTTAATATCTCTATATTTGAAGAAGTTATAAACAGCCTGCTCTACTCCTTCCATTGTCTTTAGATTTCCATACCCATCTGTGAATGGTGCTAGTGTCCTCTGTAATCCTCTTTCTACATCCTTGATTTTTAAATTACTATCTTGTTCCATTATACTCATTATATTTTTTATTTCACATCCTTTACTTTTTTTACCTAATCCTTTTCTAGTTATAACATATACACTTATCTTCATTGCTTTAATTTACTTATAATAATAAATAACTTCTTCCTTGCTTATTCTCTTTGTTTTAATCTACGCTAATTTAATCTAATCTCTTTCTCACTACACTTATATTCTTTTATATGCCTTCTTAGGTTTCTAATTAAGTGTAGACAGCCTATTTTTTATTATCTCTATGTAACTAGGTTCTTTCTCCACTAATAAACAATTCCTGTTATGTTTCTGACACGCAACCCCTGTTGTCCCACTTCCTGCAAAACAATCTAAAACAAAATCCCCTTCATTACTGTGCTTTAGCACTAAATCCTCTATTAATTTTATTGGCTTTTGTGTTTGGTGCTTTGTCCTCTCTTTTCCGTGTACTATAGGTAAATAATATGTGTCACAATTTTCTATATTCTTATCTTCTAAACCTAAATCTAAATTTGACATATAAACTTTACTTCCATAAATATCTGAGCTACCATTATTATCATTTTCATTTCCATTATCTGGATAGTAATAATTTCCTGTATCATAGCTTGAATTAAATGTTGGCTTACTTTTCTTAACAAAGGTTATAAAGAACTCCTTGCTATTAGTTAAATAATTAAGCTTTGAATTTATCGGTACTGGATTTGTTTTATTCCATATCCCTAACCTAGTTTGCTTAAAATGTATTTTTTCTGCACAATCTTTCAATTCTTGCATTTTCCAAAAATCATAAAATAATATTAATGTGCCTTGTGGCTTTAGTACCCTATAGAACTCTTTTAAAACTATATCTAACCTTATTTGTTCTTTTGTTGGATTGTCCCAACTTCCAAAGTCTATCGTATGCTTTCCATATTTCTTAATATATTCCTTTTTATCTGGTGCATTGTTTATATACCCACTATTCCTGCTAATAAAATATGGTGGGTCTGTTAGTATAAGCTCTACACTATTATCTTGTAAACTATTTAAACAGTCTATTGCATCCATTTGTTTATATTCTACTATTTCTTATACACCTACCTATTGTCCTTTTACCGCCCTCTTTATCTGATTGTAACTTACCTAAAACTTCTAACTCCATTAGCTCTCTTTTATATAAAGAACAATTATTCGGACAACATATATCGTTATGATAAGAACAATACTCCCCGTCTAAAGTTGCTAATATACAACTCATACTCATTCCTTCTACCTACTTTCTTTTCAAACCATATCCATAACATAACTTAACTTAACTTATATTAAATTAAAATTAACTTAAATTAGCTTAGACTAAATCAAATAAACTACCTAACTACCTACACTTGCAGTTTAACTTTTTATCTCTACTACTTAAGTTGTAAATGCCCCCTGCAACACTTCTACCAAATAAATTTATAAATAAAAAAAGAGACTACCTAATACTCTTTGTGTAGTCTCTAACCTTCAATATTATCTTTTTTGTGCTAACTTAATAAATGAATTTATATCCACCTAACCTTATTACTACCAACGACACTATTTATTACTAAGACAATTATATTTTAAGTATTCATCAACTAATATCTGCCCACAAGAACCACCTATGTCCCTTGCTGGTGGAACATAGTATTCTGTTTTAATTCCTTTAGCTGTTAAATTCTGCATAATTAATTTTACTTTTTCGATTGGTGTTTCTGTAGAATTGATTGTATCTTTAGTATTGTACCTAATAAACTTTATACAGATATTATCTCGTCCCTTAAAAAACTTGATTAAATTCTTAATATCTTCTGTTCTATCATTTACTCCATTTATTAATGTGTAATGTATTTCCACAGCATTATTCGTTACTTGCTTATAATAATCTAACAGTTCCAAAGACTTATTTATTGTTTCAACTTTAGGCATCCATTTGTGCCTATCTATATCATTTGTATAGTGTAACGATAAATGCACCTTTACATTTAATTCATTTGCCTTAACACAATCAGCAAAACTTTTTAATAAAAATTCAGAATTTCGGGGCATTGAAGTAGCAATAGCAAATCTAATATTTCCCTTGTGCAAATCATTTAGCTTACACATACTTGTTTGCAAATTATATCTATTTAATAGTGGTTCTCCACACCCCATAAACGATAGCAAGAGCATTTTATTTCTTGATAGGGTTAAATCATTAAAAATAAACTCTACCATTTGAATTGTTTCTTTATATGTTATCTGCCTATATATCACTCTTGTAGCTATATCTGTTATGTGACAAAATTTACAACCCATATTACACGATGTTTCTGTTGGCAAACAAATTATATTTTTACCGTCATTTTTATCTATAAAAGTAGCTTCTACAGCTAAATTATCACTCTCAGTAAAGAAAATATACTTGATACTGTTGTCTAACTTCGATTTAATTTTTTTATGTAACCTCAAACTTCTTTGTTCCTCACTTATTTATTTATTTAATACTACTACTTTTTACTAATTAACTTGCTTATTCAATTCATCTGGCATTTTGGGTAAAGGCATCCAATATTCTACATCTGTATCTTCATAATACCCATACTCTGAATCGTACCTATAAAAACCACTCTTTCCTTTCTTATCTGGAAAATCATACTTATCTAACTTATACAGATTACTTGTCCAGCTACTAATATAATAGTTGCCTTTCTTTGATAATGTAAGATATTCTCCAGTCTTATCTGGTACTCTTTCCTTTGTAGGAACCCAATAAACTTCTTCTTTGGTAGTGTTTCTCACCATTTGGTTTCTTCACCTGCTCTCTTTCTCTACTAACTCAATAAACCACTAAACTTACTTGTTGTTCTATTATTTATCTAGTTTATTCTATTCATCTCTATTCTTCCAATTCTTTTAATGCACTAACCAATTCTGCTAATCTTGGGTTTTCAGGATGCTCTTTTGCCATTTTTTCATATAAAGCAATATTATTTAACTTCTCAATTTCGGCTTTTAGTTCTTTTTCAATGTCTTTTCTCTGCTTTTCAATTTCTTTTAATCGAACTTCTACAGCAACCCTCTTATTATAAGCATCCATATTTACAACACCAACTACCTGTGCTGTTACTCCTTTTCCATATTCTTCAACTGTTTTGATTTCCTTTAATTTACCGAGTACCTTATTATCCTTCCCTCTTGCATTTACCACAAGATAAACAGGGTAATTTACATCACTCTTATTAATTAACTCTTTTTCCTCATTATACAAAGCAAATCCATAGTCTTTGTTATTATAATCTCCTACTATATGTACGATTGCTATATTTTTATATGTTTTTTCGTTCATTTTAATTAATATCCTCTCTTTCTTTTTTCTTCTATTCTAACTTATTTACTTACTTACTGTGTTGTCTACATATATATATATTTATTTGTTTTGTACTAAGTAACCTTAGTCTCGCACTTAAACTATCTATTAGTTAGAGTAACTACACTTTCCAACCTAACCTTTGGCTTTAAGTTTAACTTTTCGCATAAACTTGCTAATTCATCAAGAGTAAAATTATAAGTTTCATCTTCCCATTGTATTATTTTATCCAACGGTACTTCTAAATACTTAGCAAACTGTTTTCTATTATACCCTAACCTAAGTCTATTTTGTATCAATACATTAGTAATATAGGCTTCCATTTCTGCACTATATACATCTTTTAAAGTTACATCTTCCCATATTGTAGCTAGACTATTACCTACTTTTGTACCTATCTTAGTATTCTTAGCACATTTTCGTCTACTTTTCATTCAATTCAATACATCCTTTATTAATTTAATACATTTTTTACTACTAAATAAACTATCTTGTCCCTTAACTTAACCTGTTTTCACTCTATTTTCTAAAATCTGAATGAGCCTAATGAGTTCTTTTAAGTTCCTTTAGGTATAATATCATTCTCATTAGGCTCTTTATTGTATTTCGTATTTATTTATATTTAGACTTGTATTAGCTAGCTAACTAAATAACTAAATATACAAATAAACTAAATATCTTTGTAGCATAATTACTTCTTCTTTTTTATTTATTCACAACCATTACTATAGTACACTTCTGAAATTGGTTTTACACCCATACTTTCAGTAGAAAAGAACTCTCTTGGAAGGACTACATCCTGTCCTTTCTTGAACTCTTTCGTATACATATAAGCATCTTGTGCTTTATCGTCAAATTCCATACCTACAAACTGTACTTTTCCACAATTTGCACAAATCAACATTAATTCTTCATCATTAATAGCTAATTTATCCACTTTCTTACTTGGAATTTTGTGGATTCTTCCACAACTACACTTAATTTCTTCATAGCTTTCATTCGGATTTTCTTTACACATAATCATTCTCTCCTTTTACATATAAAATAAAGTAAACTTAAAGAGCTTTACTTACTCTCTCTTACTTCTTTTTCACTCCTTAAGTGTTAAATGCCCCCCTTTATACCCAAATGTGAGCTATTAAAGGGTTAAATCTCATTGGGCTTCTTACTTCTTTGTCCTTGTAATCTACTAACTCCACAAGCGTAAATTTCGACAGTTCCTGCCTTAATAAAATATACCTAAACCTTTAAACAGTATGTATGTGCTTTTAAGCTATTTGATATAAAATAGAGTAGAAAGAATATTATGCTTTGAAAACCCATATAAACATTATTTATTTATTTATTTTCATTATTACTTAAATACTTAACTATCTTTTTGAAGTCTTTGCTGTTTGCATATGCTACCCTTGGCTTACTTCCATCTACATTGAACTCAGTTACACTAAAAATTGCATACCCTTGTAAAGTTAATTTCGCTAAACAAATTAGTAAGTTTAACCTAAACCCATAACTCTCTAACTGTAGAAGTTTCTTCATTTTCTGTATCTCTGCATCCGTTGTATCGCTATCTACTTCTATTAACATACGGCTTGCATATGCGTTTACCTTATATATTTGTCCATTAATTTTTCTTATCATAGTCACTTTTCTCCTTCTTGTTTGTCACTTGTTAATTATTTTGCATTACCGACTTTCTAATATTACTACTTACTACATCCATCTTTTAAATAAGACAGCCTTAAACTTTCTCTAATAAATAAAAAGTGATTGGTTATAACTACCACTACCAATATTTATGCTACACTATATCTCCTAATAATGTCCCTTTTCTTCTTGAATTACATCTTATCTTAATTTTAATTACATACCTACATTTAATTAGATTAGATACATAACAAATAACTATAATATATGAAGAACAGGTAGCCTACCTTAATTTAGTCTAACTACCTGTCTCATTTTGTCTTTATCTTATATTTAATTCCTTTCAGATGACCTTGACACTTAGCCTAACTTTTTTAAAGCTATATAGGCTTCTACTGCTCTTTTATAATTTAACTGTAGTTCCTCAAAGTCATTTCCACTATATACAATAACATCAGGAATATCTAATAAATAACCATAATGCTGACTATCTTCTACAGAATATCCGATTAAACCCCTAAAACCTTTATATTCATTGAAAATTCCTATCTCTATAAAGTCTTCACTCTCACCTTCACTCTCACATTTACACTTAAACTTGTCTGCACATTTATATTCACAATCATTGTTAGTGTGACTTCTGTTATCTTTTTCTACTTCTACTTCTAATTCTTTGTCCTCTTTATTTTCACAGATATTTTTATTCTTCTTTTCGTCTTCCTGTTTTGTTATACCTTCCTTATACATCTCTATCTCCCTTAAATAAATAACTAAATAACTAACTAATAAACTATAGGTAAATTTATTATTGTAGGGTGCAAAGCTATCTCTGATACATTTGGAAGTAACTTTTCTGGAAGTTCTTTTCTCATCAACTGGTAACTTGCATTTACATCAGCATTAATTCTCTTTCCTGTATTAGATATGAATAAACCTCTATAAACTCGTCTATCTTTATTGTTATTTTTCTCTATAGGCTGTTCATTGTCTAAATAAGAAGTCCCACTTGTGTATTTTTCTTCTATTGCTTTGAAGTGGATACCTGCATCTTCACACTTATATTCTAATCTATTCAATACCAACTCATAGGCGATATATGCAAATGACTGCATTGTATCATTACCTTTTTCTACATTCTTCTTCCAACCTGTACTATAGCCACATAATAAAGTATCTATCTTATTTTCTATACAAAAATCAATTACCTTTCTTGTCGCTTGATGTATTCCATTATCAAGTTTATTATTTCTCTTTGTTGTTATTCTTTGTAATTCATTAGACCAATCTTTCCCATATACCTTTTTAAGTACAGACTTCTTTTCGGCTAACATCTTATTGTAATACTGGTTTATAGCTTTTAAACTTCTTCCATTTATTACTACAGGAGCTATCCCACAATTTGTTGTTATTGTCATAAGATTATTTAACCCTAAATCTATACTGGCTACTCTTTGAGGTTCTGTAATATTTTTAAGCTCAGGGACTTCTACCTCATAAACTACTTCCATTATGTATTCCTTATCTCTTGGAATAAATCTTATTTGCTGTAACTTACTTTTTTCAGCATCTATCCTTGTCTTGAAGTGGTTATTCATTACTTTTAAATTCTTAACTCCTATGTATATATAACCATCCTTAATTTTAAATCTATTGTTTTCTAAATCAAATTCATATCTGCCTTTTTCTTTATCTAAATACTTAGGCATCTTAGGCATACCTGTGTACTTCTCAGGGTGCTTGCTATAATCTTTTATTGATTTAAAGAAACCTTTCCAAGCCTTATCTAATTTACGAATTGTCCCTCTAGCTCCTACTTTAAACTCTGTGAAAGCCTCTGAATCTTTGACTAAATGATACAATTCTACCCAGCGTATCCATTCAGAATTTTCTCTTAAACCTTGTTCCTTTTCTTTACTTGTCTCGATAAATCTCTGTCTTATTATATAATTTCCATAGTTATACATATTCTTAGACTTTAAACAATAATCATCTATTAAACTAAAAAAGTTACTGTTTCTCTTTATTTTGTGTCTTTCCACTCTTGAAACCTTCTTCATCTCTAAAGTTTCTGTTGTTCCTATATTTTTTTCCTTATTCATACTCTTAACCTAACTTTCTTTCTTTTTATTTCTATGTTTTATCTCTATTTAGCCTAATTAATAAACTAATAAACTACTCTTTCTGCCTATCTGACAATCAACCTATTATTCCCTTAATTAATTAATAATAGAACAACAAATTTGATTTAAAACTCTTTCTATCATTCTCGTTTAATTTCTTATATACATCACCAAATAAACTACTCTTTAACTTATATAACATTTCAGCTGTGTCTAACTGGTTATCTATAGTAATGTATTTTTCTTTGATTAAATATCTTATAACCCTATCTAACTTGTCTACATTCTGACACCAATACGGTATTTGTTCTCCTATTGCATTGGTATGCTCATATATGAGTTCTCTCACTGTAGGTAGCTCAAAATTAGTATTATCTCTACCTTTTTCCTTGCTGTTTCCAATGTTTCTATTCTCGCTACTTCTCAATTTTATGATTAGCTGTCTAAATAAACTTGTCAATGAATTTATTTCTAGTTCTGTTTCGGTTTCTGTTTCTTCTCCTTTTTCTTCTCTGCAATAGTCGTTAAGTGCATACCAAAATATTTCTTTAATTGCTCTTTGCGTATCACTCTTAATTAACTCATCTATGAGCTTGTCTTTTGTTTCTATTGTCTTTATAACCTTGAATTGTGAGGTATAATACATTCCTAGATTACTGATATAACTATATTCACCTTCTTCTGCAAACCCTTGTATTACCTCTACCTTATAAACTATGTAATCTAGCTTGTTGTCCTCTAATTTATCATTTTTACTATATAAAGCTCTAACTCCAAAATCCCATAAACTATCTAATAATACAGGTCTTCCATATATTGTATGTACACCTAGATTAAGGTTGGATAATTGCTCCTTAGTCTTTAGATTTCTTGCAATTAAATCTTTATTCTTTAATTCATCTCCCTGTAAACTTCGTAGCAGAATATACCTATTATCCTTTGGTATGTCAGTTTCTCTTAACTTTTCAAAATTTAAAAATACATTCATCTAAAACAAACCTCCAACTAGAATTAAAACGAAAATGTCTTTTATACTATATTGTTTCTAGTCTACAATAAATATATGCCCCCCTCTTTTACTGCACACAAGTGGTATTTAAATAAAAAAAGTGCCTATTTAATTCAAGGCACTTTCTCAACAATTTTAGCTTTATATTCAATTATTTACTTATTATTATTTTTACTTTACTGGGTTACATTCTGGAATATCTTAGTGTTATATGTAGCTGAATCAACAACTGAAACTCTACAGTTTAGCCAGTCAAATTTCTTCTTCATACTATCCTGCAAGTCTTTCATAATCATTTTCTTTGTTCGTGTTTTGTTACCAAAGTCGTATCATTCACTGTAAATTATACTCTGTTCTCTGTCGTATATAGCATCAAACTCTTGCATAATAGCATTGTGTGTTAGTTCGGAGGCTAAATTTTTCATTTCATAATTAACATCCTGTGTTTGCTCATCTCTGTATAAAGAGACAAAACGAATATCTAATTTCTTTGGATTTAACTTTTTATAAGACGCCACCATATTAAATTCCTGTTGAATAAAATAATCGTGTGTTGATACAAATATCTGTACACCCATCTCTGCTAATGCTACTATTACTTGTACTATTGGGCAAATCATTTTGGGGTTCATATTTGTCTCAGGTTCATCCCAGAATAAAATCGTATTTTTATTTAAGCTTCCAGAGAGAATCATATATATAAGCATAGATAACTTTCTATACCCATCAGACAACAGACCCATCTCAAATTCTCCCTCGCCTTTGATTTTAAAATAGAATTTCTTATTTCTCTGAACTATTTGCCCTTTCATTATATTTTCTAAGCTCTGTAGCACTTGATTTTGTTCACTTGTATTAGGTTCTTTAGAAAGTGGACGGTCTAATAGTTTGGCGAGGTCGTAATACATTTCCTCAAAGTCAATGTGGTAATCATCATATAAAGAAATAAAGTGTTCTACTGTAGAAACCATCTCTTTAGTTGGTATATAGATAACATCATACTTTCTACTCTTATCTCCACGCTCTACACATACATCTGCGTGATTTTCCTGTCTATTTCCAAAGGCAACAGTTATTTTCTCTTTTTTATCTAAATAAACTGAAAATTCTGTCCTATTACTTCCTTTTCTTCTACTAACTAATCTTCCAACCTTCAAATCGTCAGGTCTAAATACACCCTGTAATTTCTTCACAAATAATTGTTCTTCCATTTCCTTTGTCAAATTTTCTTTATTTCCATTGCTTATAGGCTTAATTAAAGAATACATTACCTTTAACAAAGTTGTCTTTCCTGTACTATTTTCACCACAGATTATGTTAATATTATCTGACCAATTAATTGCTGTACTGTCAAAAGCCATAAAATTATTTAATTCTAATTTCTTTATTTTCATATCTTTTCACCGTTGCTAATACTAAAAAACTTAATTGTGAACTACCCATAAACTAAACCACTTTGATTGTTTTGTTTTATTGTCCTCTTATCTTATTCTAGCCTAGCTACTACTACTACTACTACTACCCTTACTTAAACTTTCTCAAACTCAAATAAACTATTGATTGTTTCTATCTTGACAACCTTTTTATCTCCACTTTCTTCTATCCTTTTTACACAACTTGTCCTTAAATGATACTTACTATAGTCTGTCCCATCTGCGTTTTTTACATAGGGTAGTATCATTACTGCACCTAATTGTATATACTCCAAATTTAGATTTACTATACGCCCTATTCTCAATGGGTATCTTCCATCTAACCTTTCTGTTCCTCGTAAACCCTTTGTGCCTGTATGTTTAATACTCTTTATTCTATACTGCATACCTTTATGTTATACCCCTCTTTGTCTTATTTTCCCTTTATCTTTATCTTTATCTTTCTCCTTTGTTTGAAAACAAATTAACTCTTTTGCATAAGGCACACTATCCTTAATCCAGCTACAAAATGTATGCCATTCACTTAATTTATGGTTCTTTCTTTGGTTATACATATTTAATAAGTTCTCAAAGTTCATTGTTACTGTCCTTTTCTGTAACCACGACTCTGGTAACCATCGAATTAATTCTTTCCAGTATCTAATATCTTTTGTCTCTAGGTACTTTAATCTTAACTGTTCTAAAAATGCAATTAAACTTTCTACATTATCTTGAACACAAATGACATTAGTTCCTTCATCATTGCTATTATCCTTACCATTAAATTCTATGTCTTTGCAATAGTCACCTAATTCAAAGCAATCTAATGTAATTGGTGTATTAGCCAACTTGTGCATTGTACTTGTTGAGTTTGCTACTGTGCCTACCTTGTATGTATCGAACTCTTTCCACCAATAAATAGGTGCTGTTATATCTACAACTAGCATTATTTGTCGCATAAACTTTCTATGTTCAGAGCCTGATTTTATTAATCTTTGAGCTAAAGCTAAGTCATTATTACCTATAACAAACTTACCATCTCTATCTTTTCCACTATCTATCTTTTCCCAACTATTCATTGGGTTTCTCATTCCTTTTAAGGCTTGTTTAAGCCCCCATACATCCCAATCTTCAAATCTCATTTTTAATTTATCGTCCTTTCATTTTATTCTTCTGTTCCACTAAGGTAATTTTCAAATCTATACTTCTGTCTTATATTCGGATATTTTTGTCTATCCACTTCACTATAAAACATATCCTTAGGTCTAACATACACTTTAAAATCCCCATACATTGCCTGATACACTACGACTTGTTCTTTTGTTTCTGTATGAGTTGCTTCAGCTAAAATCTGATAAACATATTTATTTTGTTTCTTTTCTTCGTCTGTTAGAATTTCGTACTTAAAATGTCTTACCAATCCAACTAATTTTCTTTCTTCTTTTTTAATCATTTTTTCTTCTCCGTTACTAAAGTTTCTTCTTTTTCTTTTCATAATAAATCCGTTACTGCAAACTTATAAAAAATTTATTTGCTTACTTGTCTAACTTTTAGCTAAATAAACTTTTAGGTTACATTCCTATTTAATGAGTATGCTTTTGAGTGGTGTCTCAAACCATCTCTACTCACAATTCTTTGTACTCCCATTAGGCTTAACTTCCCGACTAACGCATCGGTACATTTAAAATATAAATTAGCAATTTAATCTATCTATCTAACCAAAAACAAATTAATTATTGAATGGGTTAGATTTTGCTTTTTTATATTACAATACTTAAGTTACATATGTCCCCCCTTACGACAATAATTAATAACTTAACGCTTTAGTATTCCCTAAAAGTTTATATATTTTAACAGCATTTTTATATGTCTCTAATTTATAGGTTATACTTGATACAACTAAGACAAAAAAGTACCACGGAAAATATCCGTGGTTTTATTTAAGTATTTATTCAATTATAGTTATTTAACTTAATATGACACAATCTTACCTTTTTCTAATTTATAGTATTTATTTTCTTTATATTTAACACCGTCTACATATATTGCTTTTATATCTATAATTTTACCTATTTCATTTTCATCATCTCTCTCTACTAAAACTAACCAAGAACCTATCTTTCCACAAGCATATGACCTTACCCCATAGGCTATAGCTACTGAATCTACATTCTCTGCAAAAGCTAAACTTTCTGCCCCAAATGCGAGTGCCATTGAACCTTCTCCCTTAGCAGTAGCACGAGAAGCCTCAGCTAAACTTAATGCAATAGAGTCCTCTTTTTTTACAGTTGCTATAGAACCTGGGCTATTTGTTATGCTTCTTCCATCTTCCCTTTCTGCACAAGCAATACAACTCTCTCCTAGTGTAACTGCAATACTCTCTGGTTGTTTTACATTAGAGATAGACCAATCTCCCCCAGCTACAACAACTTTTCCACTAAAGTACACACTTTTATCTGTATCATCAGCTTTTACATTTTTATAATCTGCTGTATCTACTGTAACAGAATAGGGTACTCTTTCATCAACTTCTTCTCTAGTTCTTACAGTAATCGGATATTGTGCTACTTCATCCCAATCTAATTTTTTTAACACACTTATTTTGTTGCATATATAATTTCCTTGTTTATTTCTTCCTATATTACTTAATGGTACAACAAGATATATAGCTTCTACCACACCCCAACCATAATTAGTCATAATATCTGTTGGATTTGTATACAGCGTAAATCCTTTTGCATACTGTAGTTCACTATAAGTATAAGTTTCTCCTACACTAACACTAAATTCCTTTAAAGCAACATAATATTCCATTATACACAACTTCCTTTCTTCTATATAAAACTATTAACTGTGTACTAATTTTTTGTATATCCTAACTCCAGTTCAATCTTTTGTCAAGTATTTTTAGTAATAAAATAACTATTTAATTTTAATCAAGTATATATTTTATAAGTATTGAATTTATTGCTAAAACCTATATATAAACATACTTTTAAATTTACATATTATTATTTATCTCCATTTACAATTAAAATACCTACATATAAACTTACTTTTAAACTATTTTCTGATATTTCATTATATTCCCACCCATTTTTGAATGTTTTATTTTCTATGTAGAATTATACTATTTTCTATATTTCATTGAAATTTGAGCCGAAAAACACATAAAATACACAAAATTAAAAAGAGCCTACTAAAGACTCTTTCATCTAAAAATTTTATTTTAATTGTCAACTAGCTAACTAAATAAACTCCATATTTGCTGTATAGTTTATATTTTTCTTCTAAATCAATCCCTAAGTTTAATATCGTCCCATTTTGCATTGTCTCCCTTAAACCTCAGCCAGTAGAAATCATCATTCTGCAATCCTCTAGTTTTCTTTACTATTCCTAAAGGTGTATAGTGTGTCAATCCTAGTGCTTTTAATAAATCTTTTGCATTTGCACGAGTTCTAGGAAAACACCTACTTTCTAATAGATGGTGTAAACTTTCTGCATTTAAACCAAAAGGGAGAGGATTATCCATAGGGTCTGTTGTATACCTATCACAAGTGATTGTTCCGTCTGCATAAGCTGTTATATGTGCTACTGGCTTCTCTTTCCACATATAGTCAAACTCTAAATTAACTTCCAATACAATTCACCACTTTCTTTATTATCGTTATCTCTATTACTGTTATTAGAATTGAAATGGTTATCACAGTTTTCGCTACATTCCAACTGCCACCTAAATATATCTTCACATTTTTATTTGTTTACTTGCTTAATTTTTCTCTCTCACTTGCTTGTTTTTTTGCTTATTATTTTCTCTTTTTCTTCTTAGCTTTAATTTAAGATTTTTCGCTTGTCATTTTACCATATTCCTAATTTGGTTTCAACTTTTATTTATTCTTTAGCCTTGATATAGATGTGTTATAATATTTGTTATCTAGCCTTATTCTAATAAACTGTTATATCCTTTCCAATTTGACTATTTACTCACATGCTTTCTTTTTATTACATCTTTCTTCCTGCGATACATCTCAGATAAACTTCCTTTAACTTAGCAAGTACATTATCTTGTACTTCTTTTTTAGGTACTCTACTTCCATTTATCCATCTTGAGATTGTCGTTTTAGAAACACCTAAAACTTCTGCAAGTGTTTCTTGGGAGCAAGCTAAAGCAGCTTTCCACTTTGTAATTTGAAATGCAAATCCCTCAAAATAAGCTCTTTCTTTTCTATAATCCCCAAAAATATCCCAGCCTTTTTGTTTTAGAATATCGGCTTTCTCTTTTACAGAATAAAGTTCCATTGAACTTCCTTTCCCATTTTTAAAGACTTTAAACCATAAATTAATTAGCTCTCCACCACAAAAACCTGATATATCTTCATTTAATAGTTTAGCAAGCACTTTTATTTCATTTAGTTCTTGCTTATATTTACTCACAAACTGGCTATATTGTTTATTGTCTGCGTTAGATTTTACATTGGTTTTTGAAAAAACATAGTCCCTTGGAATATTATATTTCATAGTTTTATGCTTAACCATAGATTTTTCAGTTAATAAATCTACATCTGTTTGTAGCATCTTTATTAGTTTATTTGTATGATATGCAACTGTTATCTCATCGTCTACAATTCTACCATAGGGTGTGGGTATTCCTCGATAACTAATTTCATAAGTATATTTATGTGGCACTTTCTTTTTTGCTCCATAAACTTCATATACACGAGGATTATCTAATTTATTTTCAGCCTGTAAACATTCAATGTATTCACAGCATAAATATTTATTCATAGACATAGCTACTAAATTAAATATACTCCTTCTATCTGTATGCTCTATAATATAATACTGTTCATCACCATCAACTTTAAACATTATTTTCATAGTTTTTCTCTCCTCCTTTTTTACTAATGTAATTCTAAAATAATTAGTTAATTGAAATGTTGCTTTGACAACTTAAACTTCTTTAAATCGTGCTTGTACAGGTAACTTATTGCTTTTTCTACACTATCGAAACTTCTTTGAAAATGATAACTCCCTCTATGTCCTCGAAAAACAAATAAATTCCCGTGATATAAATTAATCTTATCTCCACTACTTGCTTCCTCTATTATCCAACAACTCAGCTGTGATTTTATATAATAATCTCCGAACTTGTATTCATATTCCAACCCTAACCTTTCACATAAGGCAGGTACTGTAGACTTTAATAACATTTCCTTTAAACAGTTACATCTAAAGTGTTTATCCTTTATATCTATCTGTCTTCTCTGTATATTTCGTATCTCACATCTATGCGTATCGACAGTTCCATTATGTAAGAAAACACAATCCTTAGAGTGATACTTTTTCGTTACTGTATTGTATACTAACTCCATATAAACTCCCTCCTTTCTAATAACTTAAAGTATTCTATTTTTAAACTAACAAGCAAACAAATCTATGTATTGTCATTTTCTCCTGTTTCATTACTTAAGTAAAAAATGTCCCCCTACCGTTTTAGCAAGGAGACTTATATTTGATAGGAGAAAAAGTGAACTGCCACGAAGCTGAAGACATAGTGGGATTATGCGAAATTTTATCTCTCTAAAAATCAATAGTTTACTATTAACACTTCCTTGTCCTCACTCCTATCTTTCTTATGGTAATTACACCCTGTGTGTTGGCTTCCTAGCTGATAAACTGTGTACTTCTCTTTCCATTTATCCAATAACCTATTTTCGTACTTCAAATTATTACTTAGTGCAAATTTAACACCTTTCTTATCTAACTCGTCTAATTTGCTTAATAATATTTCCTCATCTTCTTCTCCCCAACCGTCTTTTCCAGTTCTGCCTACATTATATGTAGCTACAGAATTTAAGTACGGTGGGTCTGCATAAACAAAATCTTTATCAGTTAAATCCTCCAAAAGTTTAAGTTTATCAAATTGTTCGTTCATAAACACGCAATTAATACTATGCAATCTATCGTTGAATAAACTAAACCTTTCCCTTAGTTTCGAATTGAATGAGCTTCTTTCCAATCCAAACGGCATATTGTAATCACCATTTTTATTAAACCTTATTTGATGGTTGAATGAATAACAAATTAATACATACAACATTAACGGGTGCTTTTCTTTTTCATTGTTATACACTTCCCTTAAACTTAAATATCCCTCTCTATTTTGCTGAGTTAAGCTATATTCTTTAATTAAGCTATCTATATATTCAAGGGAACTTTCTGTAGGTGTGTTCTTTAAATATTGTAATAGTTCAACTACCTGTGTTAAAACATCATTATATATAATCTTTTCAGCTATTACATTGGCACCTACATTGAACCCCCCCGAAAAAATCCACAAATGTCCCTATATTACTAGGAAACTTAGACATTATCTGAGGTAATATTTTATACTTTCCTCCTGTATAATTTAATGGGCTTTTTACATATTTGTTCACACCCTTGTTTTGCTTTGAGTTTATTTCTTCTGTATTTTTTGACATTTAATCTTTTTTTATTGGGCATATTATGTATCTACATACAAGTAAGTAAATAAGTTTTATTGGACTGATAACAAACTTAATATACAAAATCTAAACTACTTATCTTATTTTGACCCTTAATTAACTCCCTTTTTAATATTTCAGTCCCACTTATATACATCTATATGCCCTTGCTGGTAACTTCTGCTCTCTTTACCTATTTATTTATTAATTAGTTGATTGATTATTTATTTAACTCTGTTCGGCAGTTCGTTCTAATAAACTTAATTCCTAATACTTCTTTATTTTCTTGTCCCTATTTCTATTATTTCGGTATACTTCTTAATACACCCAGTTTTCTAACTAACTTACTTACCTTTATTTTTTTAGGCAATTTAAAAGGGAGACTAAAAAGCCTCCCTATCTATATCTGTACAGTTATATTTATTTATGTATTCCCTATTTCTACTTAGTTTATATACAAATCTTATAAGTATTCAGCCATATAAACATCTAAATCATATGGTGTTATATCACCATCCACATCAAAGATAATATCAGCTTCCTCTTTATCATCTACCATTAATCCTCTTGCTCTTGTGTTTAAAGCAATTAAATCGTATAAAGTAGGCTTTTGCATATTTACAACACTATAACATACGGCTGCTACAGTATCTAAATTACTTTCTACATTATTTCCACCAAATCTAGTATAACAACTACCTAAGGATACACCCATATCGCCCCAAATTATTTCTCTGTTTACACAGTCAAAAATAACTGGAATACTGATACAACCATTTGTGGTTAAATCCATTTTCTGTTCAACTGTTTTTGGCTCATAAATTTCTCCTGACTTTACATCTTCTCTATTCATCCAGCCGAAACTAGCGTGTGGTAATTCAGATAAAATCTGCTGTGTATAGCTGTACACCTGATAAACAACATATCTTCCTCCATACTTTACTACAGAGTCAATATCAATATCAATGAACTCACTTACACCACTTCCATTTACATTTCCACCGTCTGTAATATCGCCTGAGTGACAAGCTCTATATTTCTTAGAGCGTAAGTTTGTGTATGAAATATGTTCCATATAATTCCAATTTTCATCAAAGATAGCACCTGATAAGTCTAAGTCTACTCTACTCTTTTTATCATTTGTCCACCAAATAAACCCTCTTAATACTTTTGTGCTTGCTGGAATAGGTACTCTTGAACCTCTTACCATAGTCTTTAAAGTTTTGTTGGCACTTCTCTGGCTGAAAGGTACAATATAATTCTTAAACTCTTTTGACACATAAACATTACCTAACCAGTCTCTCTTGCTATAATTTGTTACTAAAGCGTTCTCACAAATTCTTACTATAGACTTACAAGCCTTTTCTGAAATAGCTTCTAGCTTATTTTCTACATTATAGCTATTTGCTAGTCTGCCCTTAGGGAAGAAAACTCTATACTTAGTGTCTTTAATTTCATTTGAAGTCTTATCTTCCTTTTCGTTATTGTTACCAGTATTGCTATCACTATTTTCAACTTCAACTTCAACCTCAGCTGACTGATTTCTGTGTTTGAAATGCTCCCTTACCTGTAATAAAACAGGTGTAGCTACCTCTACTGCTACTTCTCTGAAAGCATTTACAATTTCAAATTCATTTTCCTTATAAAGTCTTAATAAATAATCTAATTTTCTTGCTAGTTCACCTGGACGCTTCTTTAATAAATTGATTGCTTCGAGTTCCTTTGTTACAAGTAACTGCTCTACCTTAGATGCGTAAGTTTTTATCTCTTTAGGACAATTTCTTAACTTTCTATAGGCTTCATTTACTGTAGGATATGAATTTTTATATTCAGCAGGGTGTAACTTTTCTCCTACTCTAATCCACTTACCCTTGTGTCGTAACATATCTTCTTCAATACCTTTACCACAACTTTCAAGCAACTCCATAATTAATCTGCGTTCCTTGCGTTTGAAGTTTCTATACTTAGTTGTCCCAGCTAAACTTACATCACCACCTGACATCTCTGTAATAAGTCTAAGGACATCTGTTGCTGTCTTAATGTATCTTTTTAATAGAAAATTAAGTTCTCGTTCTGATAAATAATTACATTCTGTTATTAAGATTTTACATATCAAAGCTACATTTTCTTTTAATAAAATTTCTTTAGGTAGCATACAGAATACATCTGCGTTTGTTAGTAACCACTCTAAGTCTTTCTTATCTGTAGACGATAGAGAAGTTTTTGAATTACATAAATTTAAACCTATCTCTAATAAATCAAAATAATTTCCTACTTCAATTACCTTTAATTTATTTGTTACTTCTTCTTCTAAAGGCAATCTCTCTTTCTTTTCTGATTCTGGATAATATGTGCCTAATGAGAGGTAATGTAAGATTGCATTAAGATATAATTCTACTTCTTCTGCTTCCATTACTTCTTCTGGAAAGTTTGGATAAAGAGGCTTGTAAACTACATTTGCACCTACAAGTTTCTTTAATACAGACACTACTTCTAAATACATTTTCTTTAGTTCGTCTACATTCTTTTTCTTTAAAATTTCAATAGCTTCTTCTGAAAATGTATAACCTAAACTCTCAATATTCTTTAATAGAGTTGCTACATAAACTTCTTCTTTAGTAACAGCACTTTCAGGTGTTTTTGCTTCTATTACTGCCTTTATTTCTGCTACTCCATCCTTTTCTTCTGCTTCTGCTTTCAAACCACTTTCATTCTCTAACCCTAACAAAAGTTTATTTCGTCTTCTTAACAAGATTTCAAGAGCCTTTGGCTCTGCTAAACTTCCTGGTTTAAATATTGTCTTTCTTTGGTTGTTTGTTGCCTTTTCTTTCATAGTATCTGCTTTAATTCCCATAACACATAGCCCTTTCTTTTTTATATCTTCTTGTTTCTTTTTATTTTATTTTTCTTAGCTTATACTAATTTACTTTCATTTAATCTCTAATCTAATATCTTTCATACTATTCTCTAGTTTTATCGCATTAAAAAAGGTAACAGATTGTCTTAGGTATCAATTAGCCAGTTTTATGTACATTCAACTAGTTAATCTCTTTCACACTTAGACTTTCTGTCACCTATATTTTAAATTTCCTTTAGCCTTTCCTGTGGTTTTTTTCGCCTTGGTTAAGTTCTAAGGACTTTCCACTTAGTGCAAAACTAAACTAAACTAAAGAAAATAATTTCAGGGTAATCGAAAATTCTAGTTGTTTTCTTGTTCTTCAATAATCTAATAACTTACATAGAAGGAAGAATTTTCATAGCCCGTTTTAGGAAACCGTTAAAGCTATCCACTATTATAATCAGTATTTATTATAATCAGTATTTTGTTCAATTAGAAGGAAGCTTTAATCATAGCCTAAACATTTATTTTTTCTTTTTTTTTAACTTTGTAGACTTAGGAGACTATTAAAACTATTCGGTATGTTTTAATTTGTCAATAATAAATTAATAGAAGGAAGTCTTAATATAGCCTAAGTCCTATTGTATTATATTGGAAATAAAGAAAACTAATCTATTTACCTTTATCTTCATCTACTAAAATAACTAGAAGGAAGCCTTCCTATAGCCAATATAATGGTTTTTTGGTTTTTATCGAGATTTTCTTATATTTTTAAGAGTGAAACCCTAACACCCTCAAGCACTAGATGGGAGTCGAACCCACCACTTCAGATTGGAAGTCTGATGTTTTACCGATAAACTACTAGTGCAGTTTATTTTACATTTTTCTAAAGGTATAGGTTTGTACCTGTAGGTTTACACCTGTGTTATTTCACATTCCTATAAACCAGACCATATCGTCCTCGCCGAGGTTAGGTTTACACCTGTGTTATTTTGCATCATTCTAAAGCCTCCTCCTGTTCGTGTATTCTTTAACTACAGGTTTACACCTGTGTTATTTTGCATCATTCTAAAGCCTCAAAGTTCTTTAGACTATATGCTTAACTTATATTTACAAGTGCTTTATGAATTTCATACTCATAGGACAAAACCCTTGCCCTCTACTTGCTTCGCTCTCCACATCACTTTAGATTAAACTAAGTAATAAGAAGTTCCACAAGATACTTTCTTTATTCTTTATTCTTTATTCTTTAAATCTTTAATTATTAAAGACACCCCTTAAGTATCGTATGCCCCCCTCCAATATTTAATATTATTTTTTTGAAGGAAACTACCCACGAGCTAAAATTCAAGCTGATTGGATTTCTGACTACATACTTTAAAGTGTTTTTATTTAGCTTGTCGATTTTTTTCAACAACTAAAGCACTAGATGGGAGTTGAACCCACCACTTCAGATTGGAAGTCTGATGTTTTTCCGATAAACTACTAGTGCAGTTTATATTATTCTGTATTTCTTAAAGGGTTACACCTGTGTTATTTCACATTCCTCTAAACCAAGGAAATACAACATTAATAGTATCACAAAGGTTTACACCTGTGTTATTTCACATTCCTCTAAACCCTCAAAGGTTCTTTAGAATACACCTTTAACTAACAAGTGCTTTATGAATTTCATACTCATAGGACAAAACCCTTGCCCTCTACTCGCTTTGCTCTCTTGCCTTAGATTAATTCCAACAGCAAGAAGTTCCACAAGATACTTTTTCTTTTCTTTTAACTTTTTATACACCCCTTAAGTATCGTATGCCCCCCCCTCCCTCTCTATCCTCTATCGCATTTCTCCACCCTTGTCCCTTACCCTAACAGCCTCTCAAACATTTACTCAGTTACATATTATATATTTTCAACTTAGAAAGCATATATTTTCTTTAACCTATTCTTGAAGTCTAAGTTACTGATAAACTTATCTATCTCTCTATGTATCTTTGCTGTGTCATCTTCTAAATATTCCATATACAAGAAGTCTAAAATATCCTGTTTAGCTAAAAGCATTTTTGCCAAATCCTCTGAAACCGTATTCTCTGAAAAGTGTTCAACTATCCCCATTTTAAAGCAGTATTCATAAGCATAACTTCTTAATGTTCTTGTCGTTGCTGTTGCTGTTGTTGTTGGTGTTGTTGTTGTTGTTGTTGTTGTTTCTTCTTTTTCTTTTTCTTCTTCTGTTGTATTTGGTAGTGTATCTAACCAATTATTTAATTCTTCTTCTAATCTTAATATTAATCTTTCTTGTAATTTTTTCATTTCGTATGTTTAATTTATTCCTTTCTTTCCATTTTTCTGTTATATTTTATATTATATACTAGGCTAGTTTATCTAGCCACCTAATTACAGGCTCTGAGTTACTGCCTTTTTCCCAAATAAACCAAGCGTGTGTCATCGTTGTTGACCATTTTCTTCCTGTTTCTGGATTTCTAGCCAATCCATTTTTCCAAGTTGCCATTCTGTTTCGAAATACATACACATACTTAGGTGGGTATTTTCTAAATAAATCCTCTCTCTTTTCACTTTCCAAAAATTGAACTTTCAGAAACATTGCTACTTGTCCGTTTTTTTTCACGACCTCCATCGACTTTTCCACAAATTCTTTTGCTAGTGAATATGGTGGGTTTGTTATTACACCATCATATAAACTGGAAGGCTCATATGTAAGAAAATCCTGTACTATTGTCCCTTTATACCCTCTATCTACTATATCTATTCCGTCTATTTGTTTTTCTGTTTTCTTGTCTTTGTTATAATACTTTGATACAGCCTCTGCTATGTTACCACTACCTACACAAGGCTCTAACAACCTTTTGCCTACAAATGAATATCTTTCTAATAACATTTCTACTGCTAACGGGTCTGTTGCATAATAATCATTTTCTACTCTTTTTTCTGTTGGATTTCCACCAGCTAATTTTCCACCTGATAAACTCAC